GGCCGGAGCATATCGGAGGGACTACCGGAGGAGTTGCGAGCGCGGAGGATACCGGGTTAGTCTAAATTCGGAGCCGGGCACCGGGGGCGGTACCAGGGGTGGACGTAAAAGATGGCCCCTGACCTGCGAAAACTGGTCTTCGTGGTCGTCTTGACTTACCCGCCTTAGTCGGGTTAGTGTGTTCACATCAGCACAGCGGGACCGCCCCGCTACGCCAAACCGCAAGGAGCCCCAAAATGGCCGCAACCGTCACCTTCACCGCCACCGCCGCCAACGGCGAGACCTACACCCGCACCAGCGGCACCATGCCCTACACCCACGTCCTGATGGTCAACAACTCCGCTTACAGCTGGCACAAGAGCCCCGCCGCCGCCGAGAAGGCCCGCAGCGGCAAGGTCGGCGCACACTTCGCCGAGCAGGGCTGGGAGTCCGATGTGGTCCCCGCCGTGCCCACCAGCGTGCAGGGCGTGGTCGCACTCGGTGACTTCCCCGCCGACCAGGGCTGGCAGCAGGAGGCCATCGACGCGCTGATCGAGGCCAAGAACGCGCCGAAAGCCAGCAAGGCCAAGGCCACCAAGCACGTGGTGAAGCCCAACGTCACGGTCTACGAGACCGCCGCCGACGCGCTGGCCGACATCATGGCTGAGTTCCCCGAGGTCGCCGCCGACCCCGAGCCCCAGCCGGTCGAGGCAGCCGACCCCGAGGGTGACCTGGAGGAGGCCCTGGCCGAGCTGGACACCACCGAGGTCGAGCCCGAGGCCGACGCCACCATCGAGCAGGTCGAGGCCGAGGTTGCCGACGCCGACAAGGTGGCTGCCCGCAAGGCCCGCCGTGCCGCCCGCCGCCAGGCCAAGCGCGCCAACGAGACCGCCGAGGACAAGGCCGACCGGCTGGCCAAGCGCCGCGAGCGCCGCGCCGCCCGCAAGGCTGCCGCCAAGGACGAGGCGTAAGCCTCCAGGGCCGGGGCCGGGCAAATTGCCTGGTCCTGGCCCTGCCAGGGTCTTGACTTACCCGCCTTAGTCGGGTTAGTGTGTTCACATCAGCTAAGCGGGACAGCCCCGCTACCGCTACCAGGAGGTCCGCAATGTCCAAGCCCGCCAGCCCGTTCCCCGCAGCGCCGGTCGTCAGCCGTGCACTGCGCCGCGACTTCGGCATCATCACGCAACCGATCCACCGGGCCGGTTACTCCGTGCACCGGGGCAACGGGCGCACGGTGCCCGCCAACGTGTGGGTCAGCGTCAGCGACCTGGACACCGCCAACGTCCGCAAGGCCAAGCTGCTCGCCGACGACATGATCGCCATCGGCTACCAGGTCGACCTGTCGCCGGGCAGCTCGATCATCTACGTCAAGGCGGTGCCCAGCGCCAAGGACGCCGCCGCAGCCATCGCCCGCATCAACGCCGAGGAGGCATAACCACCATGTACGACCCCGCCAACGTGGTGGAGCCGCCAAGCTGCGACAGCTGCGCCGGGTACATCACCGACCATGAGCCCGCCTGCCCGGTGGGCCAGGGCATCACCAGCACACTGGAAAACCACCTGGCCGGTGAGGACGCCCAGTGGGCGCTCGCCAGCCGCATCGTGGAGTGGGAACTCACCGAGAACGCCGCCTACTGGCGCGACCGGCGGGAGGCCCGCGCATGAAGTGGACGCGCCAGCGGCCGGGCCTGTACACCGCAGGCCCCTACGCCGTAATGAGCCTGGAGCTGCACCGGCCGATCTGGACTGCCAGCGGGCCGGACTTCACCGCCGTGGCCGGTACCAAGGCCGACGCCCAGCTGGCTTGCCAGCGCGCCGCCCACGCCCGGCTCATCGACATCAGCGATGCCTACACGGTGGTGCCGGTGGTCAACGACGTTGCCGAGTACGCGGGCCTGCGCTGCCGGGTCAGCATGATCACCACGACGGCCGACGGCACGCCGCTGTACTGCCTCGTCAAGCCCAGGGGTAAGCGCCAATGCCTGCTCCGCAACGAGTTCAAGGTGGTAATGCCGTGAAGTTTCACGTGGAACACGCCGTATGGTGCCCGGCCTGCGGGCTGTTCGGGCGCAGGGCGCGCAAACGTCGCCGCGCCGAGGCCAAGGCTCAGGACGCCGCACACATCGCCTGGGCGGCGAACCTGGCCCGTGAGGTGCGCCGCGAGCGCGCCGACAAGGTGTACCGCGAGACCGACGGGGGCCTGTTCGCCGCCATGGTCGAGCACGGGCCGGACCCGGTGCCCTGGTACATGCTGGTAGGAGAGAACATCGCCGTGCTGGAGCCCGAGCCCACCGACGCCCAGCGCCGGTCGACGTGGTTCAACCTGCCCGAGGGAGGCCCCTGGTGACCGGCCCGCTGGTGCTGGTGGCCATCAGCCTGCTGGCCAGCGTCGGGCTGCACTTCTCCCGGCGGGACAGCATGACCGAGCTGGTGTGCGCGGTGCTTACCGTGACGTGCGCGCTGGCCATCCCGGTGGGCTACCTGATGGGCAGTTTCTGACTAAATTGCCTGCTAGAAGCGCTTGACTTACCCGCCTTAGTCGGGTTACTGTGTTCACATCAGCAGGCGGGACCGCCCCGCCACCCCAACCACAAAGGAGCAACACCATGGCCCACGAACTCGACACTACCGACGGCGTCACCAGCTTCGCGGACAGCCGCACCGACGCCAACGGGCTGGTGGACGCCTGGCACAAGCTGGGCACCCCGGTCGGCCACCTGATGACCACCGACGAGGCCCTGGACGCCGCCCACATGCGCGGCTGGGACGTGCGCAAGGTGCCGCTGACCGCCGAGGTGCCGGACCAGTCCGGCGAGGAGGGCGCAACGCTCAGCCTGGTGGTGCCCGACCGCCACGTGGTGGTCCGCACGAACCCGGTCAACGGGGGCACCGAGGCCCTGGGCGTGGTCGGCAACCGCTGGACCCCGTTCCAGAACGAGCAGACCACTGCGCTGCTCAGCCAGATCGTGGACGAGGGCGGCGCGCACATCGAGACCATTGGCGCGCTGCGCGGTGGCCGGGACACCTTCGTCACCATGAAGATGCCCGCCCACATGGAGTTCGTCAGCCCCGTGACCGGGCTCAAGGACATCACCGACCTGTACATCAGCATCCTGAACAACCACACGGGTGAGGACGCGCTGCGGGCCATCATCAGCCCGGTGCGCATCGTGTGCGCCAACACGCAGCGGATGGCCGAGAACGCCGCCCGCAGCTGCGTGAGCCTGCGCCACACGGGTGAGCCGGACAAGCGCCTGGCCGAGGTGCGCCAGCTGCTGGGCCTGACCTTCGCCTACCGCGACACGTTCGTGGAGCAGTGCGAACTGTTGATCAAGCGGGAGATGAACCCGGTGCAGGTGCTGGAGGTGCTGGAGGACATCTGGAACGTGCCCGGTGCCAGCACCGAGAAGCAGGCCGAGAGCCGCAAGCTGCGCGCCGCCGAGGTGGTCGACCTGTACCGCACCGCCGACACGGTGGCTCCGTTCCGTGGCACGGCGTTCGGCGTGTACAACGCGGTGACCGAGTACCTGGACCACCACCGCCCGGTCGCCGGTGCCGAGGGTGAGGACGCAGCCATCCGCCGCGCCCAGCGCACCCTGATGAGCAGCGACATCGGCAACATGAAGGCCAAGGCGTTCACGGCGCTGCTGCCGGTGTAGTAGACCGGTGCCGGTGGGCACGCGCCCGAGCCAAGTGCGGGCACGAACCACCGGCACCCCTTCCAGGGCTGGCGCGACGGGGTCGCCACGGCCGACGGGTCACCACGCGGGTTCGACTCCCGCCCCTGGAGCGCAGTACCCAACCACCACAACCAAGGAGAACACCATGAAGTACCTGATCGCCGCCGCACTGACCGCAGGCATGGCCCTGTTCGGGGCGGCTGCCGCCAGCGCCGAGACCGGCCAGTACCCGGTCTACGACCAAGCGTGCATGAACCCCGCGTTCGTGAACGCCAAGCACGGCATCGGCATGGCGGGCAAGAACAGCCGCTGCAAGGACGCCAAGCACCCCAGCAGCTACGGCTCCGGCCCGGCCGAGACCCCGTAGTCCCACCACAACCACCAGGAGGAACAACCACCATGTCCAACGAGAACGAGAACGCCAAGGCCACGGAGCCGCAGTCGCTGCCGCCGCAGCTGGCCAGCGCCGCCGCACTGCGCGCCAAGGCTGCCGAGCTGCTGGCCCAGGCCGGTGAAGTCGACCGTGCCGTGGCCGAGGCCGAGCTGGCGCGCCGCGAGGCCCGCAAGCCCAAGCAGCCCGACGTGGAGCCCGGCAGTGCCGTGGTCGTCGGGTTCACCAAGTACCAGAGCGGTCGGACGTACGCCTACGCCGCCGTCGGCTGGCGCTACGGCAACGCGGTGCGCTGGACCGTCACGGGCCAGACCACTGATCGGTTCAACTGGCCGGGCCTGCTCCAGTTCATCGGCGAAGCCAACTGGCCGAGCCTGGACCGGCTGACCGGTGTCGAGCGCCTGGGGCCGGACCCCGAGGACGAGGAGCCGGTGGCCGAACGCATGGGCACCTTCGGCCGGGTGCTGGGCACCTACAGCCCCGGCGGCGTGGTCGACCCGCTGGTCCGCGCTACGGTGCCCCAGGCCCACGGTGGGGTCGGTGGCGGCGGGCGCGGAGGGTATGCGGCCGGTGGCGTGGTTTTCGGCGGCAGCAGCCCGTTTGGCCGTGAGCGCGAGGGCGGCTACTGATGGCCGGTGCCGCGCCCCGTTTCCCCGATGTCCACGTGCAGCTGACCGGCCAGGACGGCAACGTGTTCTTCATCATCGGCAAGGTCAGCAAGGCGCTGCGTGCGGCCGGGCACGTGGCCGAGGTGACGGAGTTCGTCAACGCGGTCACCGACACCGACAGCTACGACGCCGCCCTGGCGGTCGTCATGCAGTGGGTGGAGGTCAGCTGATGGACCCGAACGCCGCGCTGGCCGAGCTGATCGACTATGCGAACGCCGTGCTCAACGACGAGGCCGACACCTACCCCGACAACCTGGGGCAGGACGCGACAGCCCTGGCCGAGCGCTTCATGGGGCTTCACACGTGGATCGTTGGTGGCGGGTTCCTGCCCGCTGCGTGGAATGCCGGGCGTAACTGATCGGGTGCGGTGTCCGGGGTCTGGCAAGGCCCCGGCCCGCACCTTTCGGGGTCATGCGTACTGCGCGGTGTGCGGCAAGCACTGGGCCGAGCGTGCCGACGGCATGGTGCGCCGCCACGCCATAGATCCATCTATTTTCGCTGGTAGAAGCTCTTGACTTACCCGCCTTAGTCGGGTTAGTGTGTTCACATCAGCCAGGCGGGACAGCCCCGCCGCCGCAGGTAAGGAGCCAGCAATGTCCACCATCGTTACCGTCGCCAAGGGCCAGGTTGTCGATCTGCTCGAAGATCGCGGCATCAAGGGCGCTGACATGCTCGACGGCATGATCGAAGCCCAGGCCGACAAGGGTCAGGTGGTTTGGCTGGAGCTGCGCCACCACGTGGCGTTTGGCTACGCCCAAGACCGCGCCGGAGAGGACAACGGCAAGGACCGCGTGGCGGTATTCGACCTCGACGGGGCCGACGGCATGGCGGTCATCCACGTCACCAATTGGGTCAACGGCCACACCGACAACACCCCTGACCTGGGCTAACCGCCCCTACCCGGCGGGCCGGAAGGCCCGGCCCGCCACCGAAAGGAGGCCCATCGTGGCCAACCAACCGATACCAGGCTGCGGCCGAAAACGGGGCGGCGGTACGCACCCCGAGGTACGCGCGCTCGTCAGTGCGGTGCAGGAGGTGGGTGCCGAGGTCAAGGCCCACCGAGGGCACTTCAAGGTGTACATCGGCGGCGTGCTGACCACCGTGTTCCCCAGTACGCCCAGCGACACCCGCAGCCTCAAGAACGCCATCGCCACGCTCCGGCGGGCTGGCCTACCCCTCACGTCGAAAGGACGACCCGACCATGGTTAACCTGCTCCCCGGCCCGACCCGTGACGCCATGACCTTGGCCAAGCGCGCGGTCCAGGCCCTGGAGGACATCGCCCAGGCGGTGACCGCCCGCCCGGCCGAGCCCGTCAACGGCTGGCTGCCCAACATGAACCCCGAGGTCGGCGTCCACGCCCAGCTGGGCTGCCGCCTGATGTTTGACTACGGCACGGCCGATGAGCCGGTCGCGGTGTGGTGCAACACGCACGACGTGGCGCTGCCCCTGATCCTGCCGCCCATCGTGCCGCCCCTGGACGACATCGACCTGGCCGCACTGCGCGCGAAGCTGGAGGGCAACTGATGGACGCCAACATGACGAACGCCGAGCTGGCCAAGCTGGTGCAGACAGTGGGCCTGCTGCCCTGCGGGCCGGACTGCCGCTGGCGGTACGGCTGGTGCTTCACGCACAACATCAGCACCGGAACGGGGGCCGAGCCATGGCGTCCATGAGGGACTGGCTGTTCTGGTGGCTGGTGGTCGTGCCGGTGGCCGGGCTGCTGGCCTGGTGGCTGGACACGCTGCTGGGCTGGCAGTTCAGCTGGCGTGACGCCGCCCTGGGCGTGGCCCTGGGGTTCGTGCTGCGCGTGTGGCTGCTGCACCGCCGCGCGGGCCAGCAGGCGGCAACGCTGGCCACCGCACCGGCCGCAATCGACCCGGCCACCGAGGTCGTGCCCGGCACCATGCTGGTCGCCATGGTGGCGGCGCTGGACGCCCGCCCGTGGTGGGCACCGTGGAGGCCCTGCCACCGCGACCACGTGACCCTGGCCGAGGTGACGCTGGACCGGCCGCTGGCGGGCAACGTGCGCGTCGGCGTGAGCCCCTGGGCGCTGGTGCTGCACGACGACATCGGCACGCTGCTGACCGTCGGCCGCGACCAGCTGCCCGACGCCGCCCCGTGGGAGCTGACAGCCGTAGTGAGGACGCGGTGACCGCCGACGGCACCTACTGGTGCCCGGTCTGCACCAAGACGGTCGACGTGGTGCGCGACGACGAGGGCAAGCGCTGCTTCGCCGAGCACACCAACACGGCGAACGCGCCCTGCCTGACCAGTGGCCTGCGCAACGGATGGGACGACCGGCCATGACGTTCGACTACCGGGTGCCGTGCCGCAAGTGCGGCCACCGTGGGCACAGCGAGGTGCTGGGCTGCGACAGCTGCCTGCCGGGCATCGACTGCGGGCCAGCACCCGAGCAGCCCGAGCACTGGCCAACGGTGCGCGGGCCGGGCAGTGAGGACGCCATCGACATGAAGGAGTTCACCCTGGGCGCGCGGGAGGTTATCTGCGCGCAATGCCACCTGATCCACCGACCTGGCCAGGAGTGCCCGTGAAAACCGTCAGCCACGGGATGGACGTGCCCCGCCAACGCCGCAAGTTCATCCAGCGCATTGTCGACGCGCCGGACAACGGGCTGGAGCCCAGCCCGCACGTGCGGTACCTGGAGCACCTGCTGGGCCTGTTCGACGCCAGCGTTGCCGCCGGGCAGCCGCGCCCGGCCAGTGAGTTCCTGCCCATGTACGACGAGGAGTTCGACCTGTGATCACCGACCCGTTCGCGCTGTCGCCGCGTGACCTGGCGCTGCGCCGTATCCGCGAGCTGTGCGCCGAATACGGCAGCGCGCTGGTGGTGCCGCTGAACCGGCTGACCGCGATCCTGGACGACTGGGAACGCGACGAGGAGGCCCAGAGGTGAACCACCAGCAGGCCATGGAGTGCCGGGTAGGTGTGCGGGTCGGTGAGCCGTCGACCCTGTCGCAGATCGTGCCGCCACCCCGCGAGGAGGGCAGGCACGTGCGCTGGTCGTCGCGCTCGACGCCGACCGCCGATTGGTGGGTGCTGATGATCAAGGACCAGACCGGGCCGGGGCGGCACCGCGTGGGCCTGTCCGTGGAGGGCATCAAGCTGCTGGCCAGCGGCAAGCATCCGAGGGTCGACCCGAGGTGACCGGCAGCGGGGTGCCCAGCCGTGCCGACGTGGAGCGCCTGTTCGACGGCGACCGGCACCGGCTGCGGCACTGGTGGATCCTGCTCTGGGTCGGTGACCGGTGGCGGCTGGTGTTCGATCCGCCCAGCGTGGTGGCCAAGTGAGCAGCATCTGCGGGCGAAGCAACCGCAACGAACGCGGCAGCAGCTACGACCGGCGCGCCCGCCGCCGCTGGCTGGTGAGCCCCGAGGCCGGGTTCGGCGGCGACGGGGTGAAGGTGCCGTGCTGGGAGTGCGGCCGGTTGGTCACCGAGGACGAGGTGATAGCCGACCGCCTGGTGCCGGGCAGCGAGGGCGGCACGTACCGGCGCAGCAACATACGGGGTCCGCACTGCCCAGGGTGCAGCTGCCGCCAGGGCGCGCGGATGACCGCCGCGCTGCGCGCCGCCAGCGACCCCTACGGCGAGGACGACCACTGCAAGACGTGCGGTGCGCACTACCTGGCGCAGCACGCCGACGACTGCGACGTACCCCTGGAGGTGTGGTGATGGGCGGCAGGATTCCCCGCATGGCCGCGAAGGGCTTCCGCGACGAGGACCGCAAGTTCGAGCGCCTGGGCCAGGCGGTGGCCGAGATGCACGCCGCTGGCGGCGGCACTGTGCGCAAGGAGGGCGACGGGTTCAGCTTCACGCCGCTGCCACCGCCCGGCCCTTCGGGTGTCGCGCTGCCGCGCCTGGCCAACGACGCCGCTGGCGTGCTGATGCTGCCCGACCAGAACGGCCAGCTGCGCGCGGTACCGCACATGCCCGTGGCCGACGGCAAGCCCGTGGTGGAGCCCGGCGTCCAGACCTGCATGGACGGGAGCGCGGACTGGTGCCAGGGCTGCGGCCGGTGCTACTACCGGCACGACATGCGCTGGCTGGTCGACACGTACCGGTGCCGGGTGTGCCTGGGCCAGGGTGTCGGCGTACCGGCGCTGTGGTGCCCGCCAGCGTGGGCGCGCACCGAGCCCGAGGTAAGTGCCTACCCGTGGGCCAGCTGGCGGCAGGCGGGCTATGTGGCCCTCACTGCGGTGCTGGCATTGGTGTTCCTGGCCAGCGCGCTCGGGCTGCTGGGGTAACCGCTGGCGGCACTGATAACCGGGTTATCAGGACTTCGGCGCGCGGCTGCCCTTGTGCCCGCTGTGCTTGCTGGCCGGGAGGCGGCGGTAGCGCACCTTCGGGCCACCGGCCGTTTCGTGCGACTTCTTGCGCGCCCAGGGCTGGTGCGTGGCCCAGGCCCAGCGCCATTGCTTCTTCGACTTGAACCCGCGATACCCGCCACCGCCGCCCTTGGCGAACGTGGCGATGCCCCCGGCCTTGGCGTGCAGCGCCACGGTGCCCCGGCCGCGCGACCGGGCGATCTTGCTGCGGCCACCGCGCAGAGCACCGCCCCGGCGGCTGCCCTTGCGTGCCTTGGCCATGGGGCCGACCCTACGCCTCGGCGGTGGCGTCGGCAGCCTTGCGGGCTTCGTACCGGGCCTGCGCATCGCAGTGGCACATGCGGCAACTGGTCTTGCCGGTCTTCGGCGCGGTGTAGGTGTTGTACTTGGTCTTCGGGTGCCCGCACTTGGGGAAGGACGGGATGCCCCCGTCGAGCTGCAAACGGTCGATCATGCGGGCCAGCTGGTCCTGATACCGCGCCGCCGTGGCCTCGCTGGTGGCCAGCTCGCGGCCGAGCCGGGCAATCTCGCTGGCCTGCATCCGGTGCTCGTCGGCGAAGTGCTCGGACTCCTCCTGGAGCAACATGCACGCGGTGGTCGCCGCCCAGGCGCTGACCATGCGCACCGTCCGCAGGCTGCAACCCATCCGATCGCGGATGCGTTCGGCGGTGTGCCCGGCGCGCATCAGCCCGGCGACAGCCCAGGCGCGGTCGGCCGGGGCAAGGTCGGCCATCGTCACTGGTGACCCCGCCAGGATGGCCGGTACCAGCAGGTAGTCCGGCTTCCAGCCCTTGGCGTCGGGCTCGTCGGTGTCCAGCTCGCAGGGGTCGTCCACGGGGTCAGCGCTCATACGTCAAGGCCCTCGGCGCGGGCCTTGGCCAGCAGGTCGGCCCTGGTGTCGAACGCCTTCGGGTTGCCGCCAGCGGCTGCCTGCCACCACAGCGACCCGGCCAGCTGGCGCACGTTGGCCGCGACCTGGGCGCGCTGTGCGGTGCGCAGGTGGTCGGTCAGCTGCTGGTCCAGGCGGCGCTGGGCGCGCTTGTCGATGACGTGGATGTCGGTCACTGGTCGTCCACCCGGTCGAGCAGGGCCTGGCGCACGAAACAGTCCTTGGCCTCCAGCAACTTGCGCAGCCCGGCGGTCAGCTCGGGGCCGTCGCCCAGCAGCTCCAGCATCTTGTCGCGGTGGCAGGCGGCTACGTCGGCCACCTGGTGCAGCGCGTCGGGGAGGTTGGGGTTCGGCTCCAGCAGTGCGACGAGGTGCTGCGTGGCGTGGTGGCGGTGGTCAGCGAGGCCCATGCGCGCGATGGTACCGCGCCGCCCTACGTGTCGGCGTCGAAGTGCACCGGGCAGATGTCCTTGAACGGACCGCCGATGTGGCAGGTGCATCCGTCCACCACGCCCGTGCGGGCGCGCAGCGTGGTTGTGCGGCTGGTCTCGGGGAACAGCGTGGTGACCGTGGCCCGCCCGTCCTCGCGCAGCGCCAGCAGACGCCCCTGCCGTCCGTCCATGCGGTTGAACACCTTGCGCCAGTGGTGGAAGCGCGCGCTCCACTTCCAGCTGTCCATGACGCCCGGCAGGCGCTGGTCCTCGCTGATGTCGCCCCGGCCGACGGTCACCGTCCACTCCACCCCGACCTCGGCATCGCTGAGTCCGTGGGGGCGCGGGCTCATCTGGGCCAGGTCGACCGGCGCGATGCCGTGCGCGGCGTGCCAGGCGCGGGCCTGGTCGAACAGGGCGGCATACAGGTCGGCGTAGTCAAGCCGGTCGACGTTGGCCTCGGTGACCACGGTGGTGATCTGGTGGCGCTCCACCAGGCGGCAGCGGTGCTCCACCGGCCCGTGTTCCGGCTCAGGCGATGTTGCTCCAGTCGTCGTCATCGTCGGCACCGGCACCAGCGCCCGCTGGCCCAGACAGCGGCGCACCCTGCGCAGCAGCCGCCGGGTCAGCGGGAAGGTCAGCGGGTTCTGCGTCGATGATGCGGGGCGCGCTGCTGGTGGCACGGGAAAGCTCCTTCATGGTTGTGGGATCCAATGCGGTGATGCGTTCGATGAGCCGGGCAGCCTCGTTGGCGAACTCCACGTCGCTGACCCCGGCCAGGATGCGCGTGGGTGCGTCGAGGCCCAGCAGCTTGGCCTCGCGGTCCAGCGCCCGCAGGATGGTGGCGGCAGCGTCTTTGTCGCCGCGCATCATGGCGGGGTAGTTGGCCCGCTGGATGTCGAAGATGACCGCGCGGTGCCGGGCCACCACGTCGGCGGGCTGTTCGTTGTTGATGTCGCGGCACACCACCGCGTAGTCCTTGCGGCAGGTGGGAATGCTGACGCCCACCTCCTTGCTGATGGCCTGCCAGGTGGCCCCCGCGTTGCGGAGGAACATCACCTTGGTACGGCGCGCCAGCAGCTCCTCGTCCAGCAGGTTGCCGATGTCGTCGTCGCTGACCGTCATGGGTGCGATTGTCCCTCACGTGGCTGCGGTGGTGGCAGCACCGGCACGTACGGGCCATAGATCGGTAGCGGCACCGCCAGCATCGTGTCGATGCTGAACGGCGTGCGCCGGGTAACCGTCCAGCCGAACGGGCACGGCTGCCAGATGTCGCCTTCGCCGTCGGCGTAGATGGTGCCGTCAGCGTGGGCCTCGGTCAGCTCCATGATGGGCGCGGGCCGGGTCACTGGTCCACCCACTGCACGCCGAACAGCACGCGCTTGATGCGCCTGCCCCACCGGGTACGGGCGTGCCAGCGGTAGCGCCGCACCGGCCCCACGGGGTACCGGATGCCGCCGCGCGTGATGGTGATGTACGGCAGCGCCAGCGGGTCGGGCGTGATGAGCGGCGACGTCAACAAGTCGGAGTAGTTCTCTACGTCGGTGAACTCGTAGACGTACTCGGTCAGCAGCCGCCAGCCGCCGGGCGCGATGACGGTCATGGGCGGGGCTCCTTGGGCGCGAGCACTTCCAGAGTCAGCTCCGTGAGCGCGTCGAGCGCGGCGCTGAACCCGGCCTTGTCCGCGACGAGGACCACGCGCTGGCTGTCGGGGTAGTAGCAGGCGGTGGCCCCGTCCACGCGGCTGCGGATGACGGGCTTGGTGCCGCGCTGGTGCTCAATCGTCACGGTGTCGATCACCTCCCGGCTCCTCCCTGGGCATGTGCGTTGTCGGATGGCCGGTCTGCATGGCCTGGCCGAAGTCGTCCCACACCTGGCGGGCATGGCGCACCACGGGATCATCGCCCTCGTCGTAGCCCTCGGGCACCGGAATTTCGATGCACGCCTTGATCGGCTCACCCGTGGGGCACATCTGGCCGGGATGGTCGCGGCCATCGCACTGCTCAGTGTGCGGAGGAAGGCCCATCACCTGGCGCACCACGGCCGGGTCCACCGTCATGGTGCGGTAGTGCTCCACCAGAGCCTTGGTGTCGCGGTAGTTGCGCACCACCGTGCGAACGGCGTCCACCAAGTCGGTCAGCTCGGGCCGGAGGTATTCGTACCGCTCCGGCCAGTCCTCCCACCTGCTGAGCGCGCGGGCCAGCGTTTCCAGCTCGGGCCATTCATCCACGTCGCTGCCCTGTCTGCGGGTGCTGGGGCGGCACGCATGTCACGACCACCTTGCGGTCGGGGTGCGCCAGCAGCTCACGCAGCACCGCCCAGTGCCAGGGCTTCATGGGGTGTCCCAATCGTCATTGATGCGCTCGGGCATGGCCTGGGCCACGTGGTCCTCGATCCGCTGCTCCATGGGCGCGGGCACCTGCATGGCGGTCACCGCTGCCATGCTGCCGGGGCACGTCACGATGCGGAACGGAAACGACTGCTCCACCCGGCCGTGGATGGGCAGCTGCCATCCGTCCTGGCCCATCACGGGCTTCCCTGCGTTCTGACATGTGGTGCAGACCACGGGCTTGCCGGTCCATTCGGCTGGGGCAAGCACGGCGTCGGGGTCACTGTCGGGGCTGGACACGCTGCCCTCCTCCTGGATAGAAACTGGCCTGTTTTGGCTGGTGGAGCGGATGTTTTTGCTGTGCGACTCTACGACGCTCATTTGCGTCGTCTTTATCCATCCAATGGATGATCAGTTCCTCGTAAGTCATGTCCTTCGCAGCACACATCGCCTTGAAGCGTCGTCGCTGCTCAGGCAGCATTTTCACGGGCACCAGCAACTTGTCTGGGCCGGGTGGACGACCGGGTCCACGCCCTTTTATGCGTACCATGGTTATATGTATAACCCCTAATTTGCTGGCGCGCCAGTACCGGCGCATAACCGCAGCTCAGAGGGGCTATTCGTCGGCGTCGGCATCCTCACCGATGCCCGCCTTGCCGATGAACACGCGGGCCGGTGCCTGCTTGGTCTTGGTCGCCGCCAGGCGCGCGAACAACTGCGGCTCCACGGCGTACAGCTTCTCGGCGCTGAACTGCGTGCGCACCAGCTGCACACTCCAGCCGTCGGCGAACACCAGCGGGCCATCCTCGGCACCGCCGTCCCACCCGAAGTCCGCAGCCACCTTGTCCAGCCGGTCGAGTAAGTCCTGTTCCTCGGCCCGCAGCTCCTTCAGCACCGCCCAGGCCGGATGCTCCTTGTGCGTCCGCACCGCCGTCACCGGGTCCATGAACTCACTGCCATCGGGTGCGTCCAGCACTGGCACCGCCGCCGCAGCTCCCGCAGGCGCTTTCACCTGCACAAACCGGGTCGGTGCCTGCGCGCGCCGCCACGCGGCCGGGTCAGCCTTCTTCACGTCGGCACTGCTCACGGCCAGGTAGGGCTCACCGGCCTTGGGGCTGGTCTGCTTCAACTCGTAGGGCGTGCCGGGCACTACCCGGTGCCCCACCTCATACGCCTGCTTCACGTGGCTGAACACCACGGTGCGGGCCTCCTCCAGCTGGGCCTTCTGCGCCCGCACCCGGTACAGGTCACGGACCATCTGATCGAACCCTGGATCGCTTCCGGCGTACTCGATCAGCTCGCGGTTGAACTGCTCCAGCGTTTCCCTGCGCACGTGCGCCTTGGCCGCTGACTTCTTGCGTGTGGTTGTGGTCATGGCAATCACACTAACCCTAAATTGACCTGCTGCGCTAGATGGTCAACGGCGGGGCCAGGGCCAGCCCGACCGGCAGAGTGAGGGCGGGGTGAGCCCAGGGCTGCGCCACGGACGAACCGTAGGACGTGAACCTACTCCGAAGTAGGATGACGATTTCCCGAACGAACTTCCTTCAACCTGGCCGACGCAGACGGGGCTCATTGGGTCGCCGGTGCTCTGCTGGCTACCCTAATGCCCAAGTCAAGGGCCTAGCAACCCTATTTGACAAAATGGGGTGCCATACGGTACGCTGACGCGCCCGCGCGCACGCGCGCACACGACGGGCTGTGATACCCGACAAGGGCGGGCTAGTCTGGGGCGGTGACCCACAACCTCCCCGTGCCCCAAGCGCCGCGCTTCGCCAACGGCACCCCGCTGTACATGACCCCCACCCCGGCGCTGTGCTTCGCCCTCGGGTACGTCGTGACGCAGCGCGTGGACGCCAACCACTTCGGCCCGTTCGTGGCGCTGTGCGATGAGCTGCGCCGCCGTGGTGCCTGGGACGAACTGATGGTCACCCTGCCGCCGGAGGTGGGCGGGGCGGTGTCCATGCTGTACCAGATGCAGCGCGGCCAGCAGTGGTCGCAAACCGGCCGCAGACCTCGTTAACAGCAGATACCCTGCCAATGTCGGGCAAGTGCTTGCGAGCGCCAGGATCAATAAGCTATAACCTTCATTACCACGGCGGGACAGCCCCGCCCCGGTTTACCTGGGAGGACAACCACAATGCCCACATCCAACGCAGACCGCGCGGTGTGCTTCGGCGCTGGCCTGATCATCGGCCTGGCGTTCGGTATGCCCGTGGGGCTGGCCATCGGCACGCCCAAGGACGCCGAGCCCGTCACGGTGCCGCCCGCCCACGTTGCTGAGCCCACCGGCCAGCAGTGCGAGGAGGACATGCCGTGCTGGGACTGCACCACCATGGGCAACCGCATCTGTGGCCCCGGCCAGGCCCCGCCCATGGACTTCGGCCTGCCGGTCTACGCGGTCACGGTGGCGGCGCGGTGAGCACCCCGCCGGTCCAGATGACGCCCATGGAGCACTACGCCGAGGCCGAGCGGCTGCTGGTCGAGGGCGTGGCCACGGTCGCCAAGATCAGCAGCGCCGCCAAGCTGCGCGAGAGTTACCGCAGCCAGCGCAGTGCACCCCACCTGGACACCGCCGTGCTCCAGAAGCTGACCAACGACCAGACCCGGCGTATGGACGAACTCGGCAAGAAGGCCATGGGCATCTGGGCACAGGCCCAGGTCCACGCCACCCTGGCCACGTTGCCGTTCGAGACTGTGGAGGTACGCGCACTGTGAGCGAGAACGAGGTCCAGCCGGAGAGCCGGTTCAAGCGCAACACGTTCGTGCAGGCGTCCGAGCTGTCCGGCAAGGACATCGGCCAGACCATCCGGTTCCGCCAGTGGGACGCCCAGCGCGAGACCGCCACGGTGATCACCGGGGAGCTGCGCCAGCTCAGCCACAACGAGAGCGAGACGCACGTGGTGTACGGCTACGGTGCCGAGGTGGAGGCCACCCTGTTCCCCGACCAGCCCGTCACGCTGCGCCCCACCGACCAGTACAACGACGTTCCCACGCTGGCGCTGTACGACCAGCACGTTTGACCACCGCACCACAACCACGAAGGAGAACCCACCATGCCCGAGCCCACCATCGGCTTCATCGAAGGGCCGGTTACCGGCACCACCGACATCGACTGGCTGTCCAGCGTCACCACCACGCGGGTGCGCCGGGTGCCCACCAAGGACGCCGATGTCACCGTTGAGCACCGCGCCAACTTTGGCGTGAAGCCCGGCAGCGTGCCCGACACCGCCGCCGAGTTCAGCCGCACCGCGTCGTTCCAGCCGGAGTTCATGGTGGCCCGGTGGGACGACGGGCACCTCCAGGGCGTCACGCTGTCCGGCCCGCTGCGCCTCAAGAACGGCGGCGTCAGCGACAAGATCACCCGCAAACGGGAATGGCGCGAGTACGGCAGCCACCACCACCTGGACAAGGGCGACCTGCCCGGCGCGGTGGCCGCAGCCCTCACCGCCTACGAGCAGGCGGTGGCCGGTGTCGCCGCCAACGGTGGTGACCACGAATGACCTCCGCACCCTGGGCCGAGGACGCCTACATCAAGGACGAGGCCCACCTGCGCACCCTGCCCGACGGCAGCGTCATCAGCTGGCTGCGCATCCCCAACGATCGCACCAGCGAGGCGGTGGCGTTCGTGCGCCGCGAGGTCACCACGGAGTCGGGCCTGCCCCAGGTCGACGTGTGGATCAGCCCCGGCGGCTGGGATCCAATGACCATCGCGTCGGCCGGGGTCACGTTCCCCTGCCAGGTGGTGCGCGTTGGCGAGTACCACCACGACCAGTACCTGGGCGCTGAGTTGCCGCTGCTGGGCGAAACGCTCACCAGCTGCACCCACGGCGGCACCTGGGCGCGCGAGAAGGCCCTGGAGTGCGCGAGCCGGGCCTGGCAGGGCATGTCTGCAATCCGCGACCGCAACGGTGCCATCATCGAGACGGCCCGCGCGTTCGAGGCATACCTGGACCCCGAGCCCGACGCCGTTGATCCTGACGACGAGCCCGAGCTGGACCAGGCCCCGTCGCTGGGCGAGCTGGCCGACGTGCTGCGCGGCTGGCAGAACGTAGGCGTCACCCGTGAATCACTGAACTACGCGATCGAGAGGGTTTTCCTGTGACCATCGAGCTGGAGACCAGCGTGACCGCCGCCCAGGTGCGCACGACCATCCTGGTGCTGGAGACCGGCGGGGTAGACATCACCGGAAACGTCAGCCAGGCCATGCTCAAGCGCCTGCGCAACGCGGCCGACGCGCTGGAGGCCCAGGCCCCCGATCTGCACGCCGACCCAGCCAACGGGCTGCCGCACCCTCTGGACATCGCCACCGAGTACCTGACCGACCGGGGCGCGTGCCCCGAGTGCAGCCACCCGGTGCACACCACGGATGGGCCTGACCGGGGATGGATCCACACCGAGACCGGCCAGTACACCTGCCCGCCGGGCAGCGCGGGCAGGATGGCCGGGCCGGGCGTCACCGACGACATGCTGGCCACCAAGTACGACGAAGGCCACGCCGACGGGTGCGCCCAGCAGGAGGAAATCGACAACGAGACGATGACCCCCGACGACGAGGTGGAGACAAAGGTCAACGACGCCATCGAGCAGGGCCGGAAGGATCTGTTCGCCGAGATGGACGAGTCCATCAGCGATGCGGTGCAGGCCCTGGCCGACGACTGCACCGCCGACGAGCTGCGCGAGGCCCTGGCCACCGCGTGGAACAGGGTGGCACCGTGAAGCTGACACCCACCGACGCCGCCGCGCTGGGCACCACCGCCGTGCCCCGCGTGCCGTCACGCAGCTGGTACGACCCCGTGCTGGACGCCACCATGCACACCGGGGCCAACGCGGTGTGCGCCGCCGAGCAGTTCTGCAATCGGCTGCCGCACCGCAGCACACCCATCGCGTTCGACATCGAGACGCCCGGCCTGGACAACGTGTTCACGATCAACTGCGTGACCGCCGCCTGGGACTGGCCCGACGGTGGCACGCAGACCATCCTGCTGGACCCGGCCCGTGACGAGGAGCACTGGGAGGTCGCGGTGGCGCTGCTGCACGCCGCCCGCACGGTGGCCTTCCACAACGTGCCGTTCGACGCGCCGCCGCTGTACCACGCTGGCCTGATCAACGACAGCACCATCCGGCGCATCGTGGACACGCTGCTGATCACCAGGTTCGCCGTGCCGGACGTGATGGTGCCCAAGAACCTGACCGCGCTCAGCGTGCGGCACCTGGGCCTGGACGACGACAAGGGCGGGCTGGAGCGGGCCTTCAAGGCGGCGGGCTACAAGACGCAGCAGGCCGGATTCGAGGGCATGGACATCACCAGCCCGGTGTACCGCTACGGTGCCATGGCCGACACGGTGGCCACGCTGCGCGTTGAGCCGCTGATGCGCGCCAAGGCACTGCACTGGGCCACCGACCATCCGTTCGCCACGTACGGGGCCACCACGCAGGCCGAGGCCGAGGAGCTGCTGGCCACACAGGAGACCGTGCACCGCGTGATGCTGCGCCGGTCGGCGGTCGGCCTGGCGGTGGACCGCGCCTACCTGGACCGCTACGCCGAGCAGGTCGACATCGACCGCAACCTGGCCATCGCCGAACTGGCCGCGCACGGGCTGGAAGGCGGCAGCGGCAAGGGCGCGAAGCTGGTCGAGTACCTGGCCGAGCGCGGCGAGCTGCCCGCCAACTGGCCCCGCACCCCGACCCGCAAGCTGCGCGCGACCAAGGCCGACCTTGACGGGCTGGACCATCCGCTGGCGGCGGCACAGCGCAAGCTGGCCCAGATCGACAAGGTGATGGGCTACCTGGAGAAGGTCGACCGGCAGGCCAGCGTGACCGGCCGGTGCCATCCGCAGGTGGGCGTCCTGGGAGCCAGCGCCACCGGCCGCATGGCCTACGGCAGTCCAGAACTCCAGCAGTTCCCCGCCGATGCGCGGGCCATCATCACCGACGACGGACAGGGCCTCACGTCTATCGACTGGTCGCAGATCGAGCCCGTGACCATGGCGCTGATGGCCAAGGACCACGAGTTCCTGGCCCCGTTCGAGGCAGGCGAAGACCTCTACGAGCCCATCCAGCGCAGCGCCGGTATCGACCGGCCGGTAGCCAAGGTGGTTCTGCTGGGCACCATGTACGGGCTGGGCATCGCCAAGCTGGCCCGCCAGATCGGCCACACCGAGGAGTCGGCCGCGCAGATCAGGCGGCAGATGTTCGAGGCGATGAAGGGCTGCGAGCGGTGGATGCGCAAGGTGCAGAACGTCGCCGAGACCTACGGCCGGGTCGTCACCGCTGGCGGGCGCATTCTGCCGGTGGACCAGGGCTATGAGTACAAGGCGGTGAACTACGCCATCCAGGGCAGCGCGTACGACGTGCTGGCGCACAGCATCGTGGAGATGGACCGGCGCGGCATCGGTGACCACCTCCAACTGGCCATGCACGACGAACTGGTGGTGGACACCGAGGTGGCCGAGGAGGTCCAGCAGATCATGCTCACACCGCCGGAGTTCCTGATCACCTGGGCCGAGCGGGTGCCGGTGCTGCGCACCGACCGCGCCGACATGGGCTCAGCCTGGGCCAAGGTGTAGCGCCATGCCGTACCTGCCAGCGGGCACGCCCAAGGAGTGCATCTGCCCGCGCGACAACCTGAACGCACCGTACGACGAGGCGTGCCCTATCCACCGCTGGTACACCCCAGAAGCCGCCGAACGGGCAGCTAGGCTGGCCCGCACCACAACCACCGAGGAGCCCACCATGCCCGACGCCGACCTGCCCCTGACCGCCGCCTGCCCCAACGACAGCCACTCGCTCGGGTGCCACTGCCACCAGGGTGAGGCCATCCAGGTGGACATTCCACCGCTCACCGGCCTGAGCGCCCGCGAGCAGTACCTGGACCTGCGCGGCGAGCTGGACCCCGACACCAAGGCCCAGCGCCTCAAGGCCCGCACCGAGGCCACGGTCAACATGACCACCGGCAGCCGGGGCCGGGCCATCTGCGAGCACGCCGCCGATCTGATCAACGGCGACCGCAATGCCAGCTACGGTGACGCCGAGCAGAACTTCACCGAGACCGGCAAGTTGTGGGCGGTCGTCCTGGGGCTGCCCGAGGTCACCGCCGAGCAGGTGGCGCTCTGCTTGAACCAGCTCAAGGTGGCCCGCCTGATCCATAACCCCAACCACGCCGACAGCTGGACCGACGGGGTGGGTTACCTGGCGCTCGGTGGCGGCATCGCCAGCAAGCCCGGCCGCTACGTCTAACCGCACAACCACAACCACGAAAGGCCCTGTTCATGCTTGGTTCCAAACCGCTGGAGGCAGTGCTTGGCTCCGGTGTCGACAACACCGACCACGAAGCCGTGCGCGCGTTCATCCGGCAGGCTGCCGACCTCGGTCTGCACCTGCTGTTTATCTACCCCGACAGCAAGGTGCCCGCTGACCTGCGCACCGTGCAGGCCCGCAAGAAGGACGACCGGCTGGCCCAGGAGGCTGCCCAGGCTGCCGGGCGGCGCGATTGGCAGACCGTCAAGAGCCCGGCCGGGCTGGCGCTGGCCACCGACGACAAGGCGGTGCTGGAGCGGTACCTCAAGCGGTACATCCAGGTGTTCAGCACGTGGGTGGAAGTGCTGGCCGACGGCACCTGGGGCGACGAGACAGACTGGTCCAAGAAGGCCGAGGACGCGGGCCAGATCGCCATGGCCAGGCCCGCCGCCGTCAACCTGGCGGTGGAGGTGGGCGGCTCCGGCGTGGTGGTCATCGACTGCGACACCGCCGCCCAGGTGGACCGGTGGTTCGAGGTCGCGGAGATTCCCGACGACATGCGCCCCGCGCCCACCATCCTCACGCCCGGCCAGTTTGGTGCCGACGCCGACCCCAACGACCCCAGCACCTGGGCGCACGCCGATGGTGGGCACTTCTGGTTCACCGTGCCGGACAAGTACCTGCCGGTGCTGCCCCGGCACCTGGGCGCGATGACCTGGGGCGGGGACCACGGGTTCGCTGTGTTGTGGGACCGCCGCTACGTGCTGATCCCGCCGAGCACCCGGCCCGAGGGCGCGTACGAACAGCTGGGCCACGTGTACGACCTGCCGGACTGGCTGGGCGAAGCCATCATGCAGGCCGGTGAGCGCCGCGTACAGCGCGCAGAAGCCAGCGCCGGTGACACCGCCGAGAACCCCGAACTGGCAACGCACATCGACCGTTGGGCCGAGAACGTCAGCTGGGCCAGCATTCTGGAGCCGCTGGGCTGGACCCCGGCCCCGCGCGCCGACAGCTGCGGCTGTGCCGTGTGGACCGCGCCGGGCGTGCACGCCAGCCCTAAGAGCGCCACCGCGCACGACACCGGCTGCACCGCTGGCCGGTACACCGAGACGAACGCGCCGCTGCACATCTGGACCGACAACCCTGCCGAGCCGTTTGACCAGTGGGTTGCCGAGAAGGGCACCAGCACCATCAGCAAGCTCCAGGCGGTGGCGCTGATCAACTACGGCGGCAACGTCGGCAAGGCCATGGACGACATGGACGTGACGCCGGACCTGTCCGTGGAGCCGGGCCTGGACCCCAAGGGCATCGACCGTGAGCACAAGATGAACGGCGACGGGGAGTTCGACCTGCCCGACACCGACGCCCTGGCCGACGAAGCCGAGGCGGGCTACGACCCCGAGGTGGTCAAGGCGTACTGCCGGGCCTGCGACACCACCGAGGGGCAGTTCGCCCATGACGATGACGGCGAGCTGTGGCACCTGCATGACGAGGTGGTTGGCGCGCACCTGGCCACCGCCACGCCGGAGGATATTGCCAGCTCAGCCAGCGCCGAGCCGGAGGAAAGCCCCAGGTCGGACTACGCCGCCGACCTGTCCGACCTGCCTGCCGACTTCGGCAAGTCCGACGACAGCCCCTACGCCGACGAGGTGGACGACCCCGACCCCGACGTGTTCGACTCCACGCACAGCGGGGTGCCGCGCATCGCGCCGTTCAGCCACTGGCGGGACATGCCGCCGCCGGAGTACATCATCGACGGGCTGATCGAGCACGGCGGGCTCAGCAGCGTCATCGGCCCGCCCGGTGTGGGCAAGTCGACCGTCGTGCTGGACATGCTCTGCCACATCGCCACCGGCAAGAGCTGGCAGGGGCGCACGACCCGCAAGACGCGCGTGCTGTACCTGCCCGGTGAGGGCCTGAGCGGCGCGGTGCAGCGCCTCAAGGCGTGGGAGGACGCCCACGACGTGGACCTGGCCGACGACCTGCTGCTGGGCAACGGCATCATCCTGGTGAGCGCCCAGAACGAAGCCTGGGGCGAGATCGCCGCCTACATCGTGCGGCAGGGCATCGGCCTGGTGGTGTTCGACACGTTCGCCCGTATGTCGGCCGGGCTGGAGGAGAACAGCGCGACCGACGTGGGCAAGGCGGTGCGCCGGTTCGACAAGCTGCGCGAGCTGACCAACGCGGGCGTCTGCGTGGTGCACCACACCGCCAAGGGCAGCCCCGACACCGCACGCGGCAGCAGCGCCCTGAACGGTGCGCTGGACAGTGAGCTGCTGGTGCGTATGGCCACCTGGGACGTGACCCAGATTGCCGACGAGAACGGGCGGCTGCCCGGCAAGTGCATCGAGATCACCACCAGCAAGCAGAAGAACGCCGAGCAGCTGGAGAACCCCATCCCGCTGCTGATGATCAACCATCCGTTGCCGCAGGACGTGTCAGCGCCGTTGATCACCGGGCCGAACGGCAACGTCGACCCGATGCAGGGCGAGGTCGTGCTGGCCCGCGCGCTGCCCGAGCCCATCGTTGAGACCGCGATCCGCATTCGCCAGTTCGTGGACCGGCTCACGCAGCAGGGTGCCACGCGCACCGAGATTGTCCTGGCCGTGCGGCCGGACGCCTACGCCATGAGCCGGGCCGACACGCCCGTCTACTGGAAGCAGCGCATTGCCGAAGCCGTCGACAAGGGCCTTCGGTACTCGCTGATCGAGACCCTGACCGGTACCCCTTCGGGGGCGCGCTACATCCCGAGCGTGAACACTGCCGATCAGGCCCGCAACCTGGCCGCTGCCGAAGTCAACGACCAGGACTAACCCGCAGTACACAACCACGAAGGAGAACCGCACCATGGCATCACTGCCCACGTCCATCACGTTCGACAAGCAGGCGCTCATCAAGACCGCCGAGACCGCGCTGGCGGTGCACGGCAAGGCCGACGAGGTGTACCAGGCCGACCTGGAGAAGTACAAGGCCGACCACGCGCCCGACAGCAAGATTCCGCAGCTGGTGGCGCTGCGCGATGAGCTGTCCCGGTTCCTGCGGACCAAGCGGGAGCCCACCGCCGCCGACGCCCGCAAGTTCCGCAACGCGGTCAACAGCGACGACTACCTGCGCAACCTGTACACCACGCCCGTGGACGACCGCGATGCACGCAACAACGTCGCCCGCCCGGCCGGATGGCTGAGCCCCAGCCAGCGCGACAGCTACCTGGGCCTGGTGGCCATGCTCAAGGCCCACGTCGGTGAGACCATCACCGCCAACCAGCTCAAGCTGTTCGGGTACACCAACCTGGAGGCCCTGTTCCGCGCCGCTGCCACCGCAGGCGGGGCCAAGTGAAGCGGCGCATCGCGCTGGCCATTGTCAGCCTGAACGCCCTGCTGGTGGTGGCGTTCGGGGCCTTCACGGTGGAGGCCAAGGCTGACGTGCTGCCGCCGGGCACGCACTGCCAGACCACCAGCGGCATTTGGCTGGGCAAGGGCACCCGGCGCGACATCTGCGACACGCCGCGCCATGCCGACGGCAGCTGGACCCGGTACCGGGAGTTCTACACCCCTGCGTACACGATCAACGCTCATTCGAGCTGCTACGGGGGCGGGTACGGCTACAGCAGCTGCACGTTCTACCCGGCCCGCTTCGTCCCGTTCAGCAGCAACGGGGTGGAGCAGTACGAGGTCAGTGACGCGCCGGGTGCGGTGAACACGCCGCTCTGGGACGAGCCTGGTTGGATCGCAGCATGATCGTCATCCGCGCTGGCATCAGCGCCGGGGTCGACATCCCGCCCAACTACGCCGCCACGGTGGCCGAGGCCGAGCAGAAGCTGACCGACCTGGTGCGCCAGGCACTGGCCAGCGTGGGCAACGTCCGCACCGCCGTGGAAGTCAAGCTCCAGCTGTCCGACGTGGAGCAGCTGCGCGACGTGGACGTGTTCGAGACCGACAGCGGCCGGTACCCCGTCGACTATGACGGTCGCTACGAGTAGTAGTTGACTTACCCGCCCTAGTCGGGTTAGTTTAGGTGAGTCGCGCGGCCCCATGGCCTGCCACGTGGGGCCGGGCGACTACCACCACACCACACTTCACCAGCACCACAACCACACGAAAGCCAACACATGACCACCACCGCAGCACCGGCCCCGCGCCAGCTCCGTGATTACCAGGTCGCCGCAGCCGACTCCGTAGAGCGCGATTGGGCCAGCGGCAAGAACCGTGTAGGTGTCGTCCTCCCCACGGGTTCCGGCAAGTCCAGCGTCATCGGTGAGATTGCCCGCCGCGCATACCGGCGCGGCCAGCCCGTGGTGGCCCTGGCCCACCGGGGCGAACTGCTCGACCAGATGCGCCGCGACCTGCTGGCCGTTGATCCCACCATCCCTGCCAGCGACATCGGCATCGTGCGCGCTGAGGTGGACGACCACCACTGCCCCATCGTGTTCGCCACGCTCCAGACGCTGGCCACCGCCCACCGCCGCCAGGCCCTGGGCAAGCGTGCCGTCATCCTCTGGGACGAGGTGCACCACGCCGGAGCCGAGGGATTCCACACCACGTTCAGCGAGCTGGGCGGCTACGACGACGCCCTGATGGCCGGGTTCACCGCCACCATGTACCGCAACGAGCGCGGCGTGATCGGCCTGGGCGACGTTATCCAGAAGATCAGCTACGAGAAGGACATCAAGTGGGCCATCAAGAAGGGCTTCCTGGTGCAGCCCCGTGGCCTGACCGTCCGCATCAAGGGCCTGGACGCGCTCAACGACGTGCGCAGCGTTGCCGGTGACTTCCACCAGGGCGAACTGGCCGAGGTAATGGAGGCGTGCACGCAGTACGTCGTGGACGCGATCAAGCTGCACGCCGCCGACCGCCGCCCGATCATCTTCGCGGCCAGTGTCGACGCTGCCCACCACATCGCGGACGCGCTCACCGACGCCGATTTCCCCGCCGTTGCCGTGACCGGTGCTATGAACTACACCGACCGGCTGCCCGTGTACGAACAGTTCCGCGATGGCACCGCCCGCGCGCTGGTCACGGTGCAGGTGCTCACCGAGGGCGCGGACTTCCCCATGTGCGACACGGTGGTGCTGGCGCGACCGACCCGCAGCCGCAACCTCTACAGCCAGATGGTCGGCCGGGCGCTGCGCCTGTACCCGAACAAGGACGACGCCCTGGTGCTCGACCTGGCGGGCAGCACGCGCGCCATGAAGCTGGTCAACCTGACCGCGCTCGACACCGGGGCCGAGCAGCGCGAGGTGGACGAGTTCGGCGAGGAGCTGGAGCTTGACGAGCTGGACGACCTGCTGCCCGGCGACGGTGGCGAACCCGACCTCAAGGTGGTGCGCCAGGGTCCGGTGGACATGGTGTCCATCGACCTGCTGGCGGGCAGCGACCTGGTGTGGATGGAGACCGTGGGCGGCATCCCGTTCCTGCCGCTGATGGAGGACAACCAGGTGGTGTTCCTCATGCCCGAGGGCTACACCATGCCGCCCAAGGGCCAGGCCGACACGGTGCGCTGGGCCATTGGCCAGATGGGCACCCGCACCAAGCGCGGGGGATGGGTCACCGCCAGCGGCCGGTACCCCATCGACGGCGACCACCCCGATTTCACCGACCTGGCCACCGCGCTGGAGAACGCCGAGGTGTGGATCGTTGAATCGGACCAGCAGCTGCCCGAGCGGAAAGCCAGCTGGCGGCGCAACCAGCCGCCCAGCGCCGCGCAGCTCAAGTTCGCCAAGAGCCTGGGCATCGTGCAGTGCGAGGACATGACCAAGGCGCGCCTGAGCGACGAGATTTCCATTCGGGTCACCAGCCGCGCGCTCGATCGGTTCCTGGACTGATGCCCCAGAGCATGGCCCGGCAGTACCCGGCACGCACCGACACCAACGGCACCACCTGGTACCGGGGCGAGACCGGGGACGGGTGGACCAGCGACCTGGCCCAGGCCCATCCCGACTACCGCGCAGCCGACGCGCCTGCCCCGCTGGCTGCCCCACAGACGCACGAACAGGCCCCGGCCGACACAACCACACCACCAACCGAGGAGAAGCCCATGGCGCGTCGTACAGGCCCCACAGAGATTGACGCCGAGGGGGAGCTGATCACCACGCAGCGCGTCACGCAGTGGATGCACTATCCGCTCCCGCCTGCCCCGCCGCGCGCCGAGAGCACGTTCAACGGATGGGGCTGGTACCAGCTGCCCAGCCCCAGCACCGGCAGGCCCACCGGCTACCCGCGCGCCACCACCGTTGCCAAGACGCTGGACGACACCTACGGGCTGAACAAGTGGAGCACCCGCGAGACCGTCAAGCGCATCGTGGCGCTGCTGCGCATGGACCCGGCCACCGTGATCTACGACGACGGTAGCCCCGAGAAGGTCACCGCCCGAGACCTCATCGGCCTGCTGGACGAGGCCATGAACCAGCCCAAGGTCACCCGCGTGGACGCCGTGCTGGAGACCATCGACAATTGCATGGGCGGGGCCGACGCCCGCGAGCTGGGCGAATGCGCTCACGCCTGGCTGGAGGCCCTGGACTGCGGGCTGGTGCTGCTGCACCAGGTGCCCGAGGTAGTGCGGCCACACGTCCACTACGCCCGCAAGGTGATGGCCCACCGGGGCATCGTGGCGCTGCCCGAGTACGTCGAGCGCACCGTGCTCAACGACCGTGGCGAGGAGCCGGTGGCGGGCAAGATCGACCGGATTTTCAAGCTGGTCACCACCGGGGAGCTGGTGCTGGGCGACGTGAAAACCAGCAAGAGCCTGGAGTACAGCTGGCTGCCGTTCGGCGTGCAGGTGGGCGGCGTGTACGGCTGGGCCACCAAGATTCTCGCGGTCGACGGCAAGAGCTGGGAGCCCATGCCCGACATGCGCGACGACTTCGCCATCCTGCTGCACGTGCCGTCCAACCAGCCCGAGCGCGCCGCCGCCATCACCATCGACCTCACCTGGGGTGCGGAGACCATGGTGGCCAGCCTGGACACCCGCCGCCGCCGCAAGGAGGCCGAGAAGCTGGTACCCCAGCACGCTGTACCCGTGCCCAGCAAGGAGGCGGTGCGCTACGCCACCGCGCGCCTGGCGCTGAGCGAGATTGCCAGCCTGGAAGAGGGCCAGGCTGTCTATGAGACCTACCAGGACGTCTGGGACGACGACCTGGGGGAGTTCGCCGAGACCATCGCCGGACTGCTGTAACCCATCACTACACCAACACCAAGGAGCACCAACATGCCCAGCCCGTTTGATAAGAAGGGTGGCACCGCCACCGCCGCCAAGCCCGCCGCAGCCGCCGAGAAGGCACCGCTGCCCGGCCCCGACGACGTGGCCAACGTCGGTGAGGCCACCACGCTGGGCAAGGGCGACCCGTTCGCCGCCAGCGACCCCACGGGCATCAGCGGTTACAAGCCCGCGTTCTTCCTGGGCCAGCTCGTCCTCATGCACCCGACCGAGCACGGCAGCATGAGCACCAGCGTCTCCAAGAAGGACGAGGAGCAGGAGTTCATCCGCGCCGACATCATCCCGCTGACGTTGCCGGAGGCGGGCACGCCGAACGCCAACGTCACCGTTGCCACGGACGAGGGGTACGCCTTCCTCAACCGTGACGGCGAGGTCGAGACCTGCGAGCCCTACGAGGTGGGCGAGCGGCTGGACGACGTGATGATCTTCAACAAGGCGCTGGTCCGCGAGGGTAAGCGGGCGCTCGACAAGGGCACCGCCTGGCTGCTGGGCCGGATCGTGAAGGGCAACAAGAAGCCCAACCAGTCCGCGCCGTACATCCTGGCTGCCGGGTCCGACGAGGACAAGGCGCTCTACCAGGAGTGGCGCAAGTCCATCTCCAGCTAGTCCCGTACGAAACGAAGCCCCGGCACCTTCCCCAGGTGTCGGGGCTTCGCCCGCTGGACCCACAACCACGAGAGCCGCTATGCGCAGGTTACAGCAGTGGCCTGACCAGGTCGATTCCCACCTGGATGCCCGTGCGCCCGCCGAACTCCGGCTTGGGCAGGTGGTACTCCCCATGTGTCTGGATGCCGGGCAGCGCCAGCAGCAGGCCGATGAGCTGCGGCAGGCTCAGCAGCAGGCCGGTCGGCGTGAGCGCGTCCCGCAGCGGCTGGAGCAGCGCATCGTCGCCCTGCTGGGCCATGTTGACGAACGGCACCAGCTGCGTACCGCTCATGCCGGTGAGCCCGGCCAGGATTGGCACGGTGGCCGCGCTGCCCAGCAGCCCGCCGATGCCCGCACCACCGGTCCCCATGCCGAAGATGCCGCCGCTGACCAGGTTCAGGATGGCCGGGATAGCCAGCTGGGCCAGGTACACCACGAACGGCAGCTCGGTCTCGGCGTGGATAACCACCTCGTAGACCGCCGTGGCAATGGGGCTGACATTGCAGGCGTAGAAGTCCGGCGCGGTGGGCGTCTCGGTCACCACGTCGATGATCAGCGCCGCCAGCCAGCTCGGGGCCACGTAGCCGCTGATGCCCTTGCCGCGCGGGCTGCGTCCGTACCTGGTGGCACCGCCCTGCCGGGCAGGGTTGCCGAACACCAGGATGCCCTTCACGAACCGGCGCAGCGCCACGAACACGCCGCCGTCACCGAACAGGCGCTCCGCTGCGCGGATGATGCCGTCGGCGCTCTGGCTGTAGCCGGACAGGATCAGCTTGAACCCGGCCGGAAGCTGGTCGGTGTCCTCCATGCTGATGGCCTCACCGGGGGCCAGCTTGATGCCGTACAGCGGCAGGATGTCCTCACGGATGCGGCGTTCCAGCTCCGCGCCCTCCAGCGCGATGGTGTCCAGGTAGCTCTGGGCGCTGTCGCCGCCCATCAGCCCCAGGTAACCGCCCTTGGGATACCCGAGCGGCCAGTGCCGGACGCCCGCGTTGTTCTTGAGCCATTCGCCGACCTCGAAGCTGGGGCCGACCCACCAGTCCGCGCCGCTGCCAGGGCTGGACAGGAAATGCACGTCGGTGATGATGGTGGCCGGTGGTGGGTTCGCGCCGCCGCCAGCGCGCGGCACAATCTCCAGCTGAACCTTGGTGTTGTAGTCCAGCGTGCCGGGCGCTGTCATCTTGGGGCCGGGGTACTTGCCCTGATCAATTTCGACATTGCGGCGGCGCTGGTATTCGGCCAGCGCCATGCCGAACTCGGCGGTGTACACCGGGGTGCCGTCGTTGGCGGGCTTGCCGTAGCTGTACCTGGCCAGCTTCTGCTTCGCCAGCACGATGTTCGGGTCAACGTCACCGACGGAGTTCGGCGGGTGCCAGGCTGGGGCCGGGGCGGTCATTCTGCGTCCTTGGGCGCGGGGGCCTTCTTCGCGGCGCGCTTGCGTGGTGCCGCTTTCACGGCTGTGGTGGCCCCTGCCGCCTGCGCAGCGCTCAGGCTGGCCACGGCAGCCACCAGAGCGTTCCACTGCGCCTTACGCCGAACCAGGCCCTGGCAATACGCCTGGCCGAAGTCGCGGAGCCACTGGTTGAACTTGACGGCACTGTCCTTGTCGGCGCTGCCCGCCCAGCTGGTCTGCCGCACGCCGTTGGCGGCGATGTCCTCGACCACGGCGATGGCCAGCGGCACGTCGTTCCAATACCCCTCGGTGAGTACCAGGGTCCAGGCATTGCCGTCGGTGTTCCACTCGATGCCCAGCGGGCTGTCGATCAGCTTGCCGTCCTCGGCCATGAACGACCGGCTCGGGGACTTCTGCGTCACGGTCTCGCGGTGAATGTCGCGCAGCAGTTCCAGCGCGGTGGGGTCGGCCATCCAGTCATCTCCTCCGGTTGTGGGGCCAAGGGCCGTGCGCGCTGCGATCTGCGCACGGAACCAGTTCATGTCCAGGTTGCCGGGGTCCGGCTTGCCCTGCTTATTGATGCCGAGCGGGTTATCTGCGCCCGCCCACGCCTTGTGACTGATCTGGTGGTCGACGGGCAGCGTGTCGCCCAGGAACCAGCTGATGGCTGCGCCCACGGCGATCATGGCGTTCATCTGCGCGGTAGGCCAGGGCAGGGTGTACTGGCCGTTCTCATCCGGCCCGTAGCTGCACTCGATACCGATGCTGACCTGGTTGATGCCGTCCTCGGGGATGCCGGGATAGATGCCGATGCCGCCGTGCCAGGCGATGCCGCTGCCGGTGAGCACCACGTGCCCGTCGGGGTGGATGAGCATGTTCGCGGCCAGCCCGAGCGCCGGGTGATGCGCGATGCCCTCGTCCGTCTCGTTGACGCTGCCCGTGTGGTGCCATAGCACCCACGAGATTTTCCCGAAGTCGCCATGCCCGCGCTGGTCCCACCGGATGCCGTCGGCGTCGGTGTAGGTGCTCACGTTCACGCCGAAGGCCCGCAGCACCTGGGGCAGGAACAGCGGGTCGCCACGCCAGGCCGGGTTCGGCACCAGCGCCGGAGCTGGGCCACTGCCACCGCCGGGGCTGGGCGGTGCCGGGATCGGGTTGCCCAGGTACCGGTCATAGGCGGCGTTCGCCAAGCCCCACCACTGCGCATAAGCCCACGGCACGCCGCTGCCCTGCACCCGCTGAATGCTGTCGTTGGCTGCCTGGGCGCTGCTGGCGTCGTAGCCCTTGGCCTTGAGCCCGCTGCCCGGCCAGCCGAAGAACATGCGCGTGCTGTCCCACGGGTCCATGCGCTTGCGGGTACCGGCGCAGTCGCCATAGTTGCCGCCCCAGCCCCAGGGCGCTTTCCCCGGCTCGTTCATCTGCTGCTGGAACGGGCCGGTGGACTGCCCGTCGTCGCCTTCGCTGTCGTGCGGGTAGGCGTCGGGGTCGTCGGCGTAGCACGGGTCGGCCATGTTGCCAGGGATCCAGATTTGCCGCCCGTTGCCGTCCTCCAGATCGGCACCGGCCTCCTGGAAGGCGCACATGGCGGCGCAGATCACCGCGCCGCGCTTGTCCGGCATGTCCAGCTCGTCGGCTACGGCGGCGAAAATGGCGATCCACTGGTCGACGGTCAGCAGGGCACGGGGTGCGAATTTCGACCGGATGAAGCTCACGGGGCGATGGTAGACCGTCCGCGTGACATGCCCGTTAATGTCGGGGTTGACTTACCCGACTAAGGCGGGTTAGTGTGTACGTATCAGCCAGGCGGGACAGCCCCGCCGCCGCGACCAAGGAGTACATCATGGGTTCACCGTTCGCCACCGCAGCCGCCCCGGCCAGCACCATCACCGCCCCGGCCACCGAGAACCAGCTGTCGTTCATCCAAGACCTGATCCGCGCCCGCGACTGGTCCAGCGTGCAGGGCCAGGACAAGTTCGTCGCCCGCGTGGCCAGCCTGGCAACCATGCTCGACATCCTCACCGACGAGGCCCGTTTCTTCGCCGCCAATCTGGAGGACGTGGCCACCGGCAGCACCCTGGGCGAGCGCCTGAACCAGGTGCTGGCGCACGGCGCGGACGGCATCAGCCGCGAGCACGCCTACGCCTGGGCACCGCTGTACAAGCACGGCGCAACCAACCTGATCCAATGGCTCAAGGCCCTGCCCACCAAGGCCAACGTGCGCATTGACGACCGCCGCTACGAGGACGCCACCGTGGAGGTGCCCGCCGGGCGCTACGCCATCGACACGCAGGTGCACGCGGTCAACGGCACCGCGTTCTACAAGGTCGACCGCCCCGAGACCGGCCGCTGGGCGGGCTACGTGTTCGTCAAGCAGATCATCGGCAGCGACGAGCAGAAGCTGAGCATGAAGCAGGGCCGGGCGATCCTGGCCCGCATCGCCGCCGTCGGTGCCGAGGCAGCCAGCGCCCGCTACGGCCACGAAATTGGCGAGTGCGGTATCTGCGGTCGCCAGCTCACCAACGACGACAGCCGCGCACGCGGCATCGGCCCCGTCTGCGCCGCCAAGGCCGGATGGTGACCACCAGCCACCTACCCGACCCCGGCACCGCCCCTCGGTGCCGGGGTCGGCACCACGAAAGGACACACAGATGACCACCGTTACCGAGCTGCCCGCAGCCCCGCAGCCCACGGAGCACGTCTACGGGCTGGGCGAGCTGATCAGGAACTTCCGGCTGTACATCGGGCTGGACCAGCGCAGCATGGCGCTCAAGCTGGGCAAGCCACGGCGCGACTACCAGCGCATCGAGAGCGGCGCGGACAAGTGCCCGCCGGGGATGCTCACCGCCGTGGAGAACCTGGTTGACGAGTTCGATGACAACGTTGCCCGCGTGATCGAAGCCGCCGAGGCCGACCCCGACCGGCACGTCAACATTGCTGTGGAGACAGGCGGTCAGTGGGAGTGGGAGCGTTTGGTGGCCGGACGCGCCGCCGTGATCGTTGCCGGTGACCCCACGCTGCCTCGTATTGACCTTACGATGTCGGGGAACTCCACCGCCCGTGAAAGGAGCATCAGGTGACCACCACCGAGCGCCAGGTGCAGAAGTACCTTAGCCGCCAGGACGTGGCCAAGCGCCTGGGCATGAAGTCCGTCCGCAGCTTGTCCGGTATCGACCTGCCGCCGCATGATGTGGAGGTGGGCCGTCACAAGGGCTGGCTGCCGGAGACCATCGACGCTTGGCACGCCGAGCGCCCCGGCCGTGGCTGGTGGGGCGGTCGGTAATGACGCGCCACGCGCGGCGGTGCAGCCGACCCGTTACTGTCGCCCTCATGGGTGGAACAGGTGTGCTGCTGCTCGCTGCGTCGTTCTTCAACACGAACCCGCACCCCGGCATCAGCGCCGCCATTGGCGCGGCGCTGATCGGGGGCTGGTCGTGGCTGCGCTACCGCGACAATCGAGAACTAGCCAGCGTCAAGGTAATTCAGCGCCGGGCTGAACCGACGCGAGCCAAGGAACTCCTTGGCACCTTCCATGATCATCCCCACCGAGCGGTTCGCGGAGCCTGACGCTGCCGTGCCGCCCACGTCGGGCCAGACGCCCACGTCGGTGCCGTTGAGCAGCAGCGTGTGAGTGTTACCGGCCTGGTCCAGGTGCAGCACGTCGCCCTCGGTGAAGCGCGCCAGGTTGGGCGCGACCATCGTTTCCGTACCGCCGACCTTGCGCACGATCGACACCATGCTGTCGCGCAGGTCCATGCCGACGCCGCGCGCCCCGGTGCCGTCGTTGGCGTAGCGCCGGAACAGCTGCGTGGCGAAGCCAGGGCTACCCACGTTGGCGATCTGCGTCTCCAGCCAGCCGTCGTCGGTGGTGAGCACCGTGGGATGCCGCACCTGGCTGACCTGCCGGTCCAGCGACATGAGCCCGTCGGGCACCAACATGCGCGCCGCCTGCTCCACCACGCCGATGACGTAGCAGATGTTCTCCCCGATGCCGCCGCCGATGTTGGTGTACTTGCCGCAGGTGATCGTCCCGACCACGTTGCCCAGCTCGTCAATCACGTAGTTCAGCGGGTCCAGCAGGTGCCCGGCGCTGTCGGGCAGCAGACCGATCTGCTTGGCGATATTGCCGATGACCGGCAGGCTGCCGATGATGCTTTCGATGTCGATGTCACCGGCCAGCCAGTCAGCCAGGATGCCGCCGATGATCGGGATGCCGTTCACCAGGCCGATGAGCCCGTCCGGCGGTGCGCTGCCGCCCCACGCGCCGCAGTAGGCGTCGACCAGGCTGGTGCCCGCGTTGGCCACCAGCTTGCCGGTCTCGTTTACGCCGTCCTGGATGTAGGCCACCGTGGATCCGACCACGTTGCCCAGCCCGTCCACGATCATGCCGTAGCCGTCGCTGATCAGTTCGCCCAGGTCGTCGGCCGCACACAGCTCGTTGATCCACCCCTGGAGCCAGCCGTCCCAGTCGAACCCGTCGTGGATCAGGGTGTCCGACCAGACCAGGCTGGTGCCGTCGTAGATTTTGCGGTACCGCTGTGTGCCGACGTAGCACTTGCTGAACGCCGGATGGTTCGCCGCACCCTGGTAGATCGGCATCAGCTGACGAAGTACCGCGTGTTCGGGTCGACGGTGCCCGCCGTGACCAGCGCCTGGTACTGCGCGTTCGTCAGCTCGACCTCGCGGCGTGGCACCGGGTTACCGGCGGCGTCGTAGGCGGTGACGACGCCAGTCCCTGTTTTTTCGGCTGTCACAGCCCCGCCAGCGAGCGCAGCGGTGCCCACCGAGCCCCCGGCAAGGTTTACCGCTTCTACGCCGCCAGTGGCGATCTGGGGGCTACCTACGGCACCCGGCGCGATCTTGGGCGTGGTGACCGACTCGTCGGCCAGGTGAAGGGTGTCGACCTCGCCGGGCTCCAGGTTGCCCGGCGCTACTGCCGCGACCTCGGCGGCGACAGCGGGGTCCAGCTTGGAACCGGCGGGTGCAGCTGTGTCGAACAGCACCGCCGTAGTTGCCATGGGTGCAGGATAGCTGGCCTACCTCGTCCCGCTCGACAAGAACGCATCGAACGACGCTTCCATCTCCTCGTCGCTGAACCCCGGCGGGGGCGGCAGGTACCCGTCGCCGTTGATCACCATGGCGGTGATGTCGGGCTTGTAGAGCTTGTCGTAGTAGCGGGTCATCTCGGTCTTGGCCTCGACCTGCGTCTTGGCACCGGCCACCGCCGACTCCAGGCCCAGCTGCTCCATCGCGTCGAGCACCACGTGCATGTTCGGCCAGGCCATCATGTCGCTGTGCCCGTTCTCCAGGGCCTTGGTGCGCAGCGCCCGCCAGTTGTGCGCGGCCATCAACGCGAGGTTGATGACCGCCGTGTAGGGCGCGCACTGCCCGCCGTGGCAATCGCGCGGCTCACGCGCAGCATGGTGTCGGGTGGCATGTCCTGGTCGGGGTCCATCATGCTGGCCAGCAGCTGCTCGAACTCGCCGTCGGCCAGGTGGTTCTGGACGAAGATGTCCAGGTGGTCGATACGGCTCTCGGGGCTGATCTTGCTCCGCGCCGCCCCGGCCAGCGCCGGGATCGCATTGGGCAGCGGACGCCGGGCGTGCAGCGTGCCGACCCCTTCCACCTCCAGCTCGCGGTACGGCCAGCCTGGCGGCGTCGGGTGCGCGTCGGCGTCGGCCTCGCAATCTTCGTAGCCAGGTGGCGGGTCATACATGGGCAGTCTCCCGAGGCCGGAGGGGTTGTCAGCCCGAGATTACCGGCACCGCGAACAGATCAAGGCGGGTCGCGCCCGTGGTGTAGCTGCTTTCGCTGCCGGTGTCGCCGCCGTCGATGGTGGTGTTCTCCCAGAACTCGCTGATGAAGCGCAGCTCCAGCGCGGCGGTGATGGATTCACCGGGTGCCAGCCGCAGCCAGCCGGTGCGCTCCGGTGCCAGCGGGATGGTGCAGCTGTTCATCCGCTGCTCCGCGATGCCGAACGTGGTGCCCAGGCTCAGTGTGCCGCCGCGCCCCAGGTCGGCACCGACGCCGAACATGGAGCTGTCGGCCAGCGGGCCGGGGTCGCTGGCGTGCTTGGCGTAACCGCTGCGCAGCACCAGCCCGCCACGGCTGCGGGGCTGCAAGCTGACCCGTGCGCCGCCGCGCGTGATGAGCCCGTACACGTCCTGAGCGACGGGGCTGCCGTTGGTCCAGCTGTACTGGAGCCGGTGCAGCAGATCGTTCTTGTTACCGCCCGCGCTGGCACTCGCCAGCAGCCCGGCCAGCGGGCTCGACTTGCCAAACAGCAGCGGGATGGACCCGAACAGGCTGCCGAACAGGCTGCCCAGGGTGCCGAACACGTCGACTGTTCCCAGGCCCCCGCTGGTGAGCGTGACGCCGTAGTTGCCCGTCTTGCTGGGGGCCTCCACGCCGCCGATGTGCCGCCACTGCATCCACGGCTGTGGACTGATCACGCCGTCCAGCTCTTGCAGGTGGTTCTCGTCTACGCAGTCGCTCACAGCGCCCCCACCGGGCTGCCGATGGCCACCAGCCGCGTCCACCGCGCATACGCCTCCCAGCGCGGCTCGAACTCGCTGGGCTGCGTCCAGACGCCCGGTGTCTGGACAGCGGCCAGGTAGCGGAAGTGGAACGACTGCTTGGCAGGCACTACCCCGAGGTTGACGTAGGTCTGGCTGTCGTCGCCGTCGAGAAAGTACCGGCCGAACTGGAGCAGGTCTTTGGCCACGCTGGCGCGGTCCACCTGGAGCCGCCCGCCGAACGTGTCCTGGATGACGCTGGGGTAGTCGGCGCTGGGGCTCTTGCCGACCTGGTGGCTCCAGGCGTCGTGGATGACCACGGTGGCCGGGTTCTGCGCCACGATGCTGCGCGGTGCGCGGTGCACCATCACCATCACCTTCACGGGATCGGGGCTGTTGTTGAACCAGGTCAGGTCGCCGTCGATCATGGTCACCGGGTCAGGGGCCAGCTTGATTTCGCCGTCCTTGGTGGACTCCAGGAACTGCTCGGCCACCACGTGCGGGAGCCAGGTCTGGCGCACACCGATGCCGCGAACGTCGCTGATCATGTACTCAGCGGTGCAGATTTTCAGGCTGGTGCTCATCCGGTCACGACCTTGCCCTGCTGCGGAAATGCCATCAGCTGGATACGCGCGAACCCGGCCTCGGCCTCGTGGGCGGGCGCGTTCTTGTTCGCGTTGTCCGAGAAGGGCGGCGGCGTCCACACGTAGCAGCGGTACGCCACGCGCAGCGTCTCGCCGGGCTGCACCGGCCCCAGCCACTCCTCGCTGGTATTGGTGCCCCACCAGGCCCAGAACTTGCCCGGCACCGGCTCGGCCACCGTGTTGGATCCAAGGTCGCCCGCGCTGCCGCACTGGCTGTTGAAGATGCCGCTGACCACCGGCTCGGCGGGCAGTACGTCGGCGCTGCCCACGGGCGTGATGGCCGACGACCACCGGTCACGGAACTGCACCGCGTTCGGGTTGCTGGTGATCCACCGCTTCCACCGCCGGGTAACCATCACGCGCACCATGTGGTCCACCGGGGTGAGGTTGGTCCACATGACGCCGGGCTTGTCGATCAGCAAGCGGCCGGGCAGCGTGCTGGTCTCCAGCAGCTTGGTGGTGTCGGCACCGCTGTGAGCAATCTCGTCGGCCACCAGCCGGGGCACCGACCACGGGGCAAGCCGTAGCTTGCCGTCGTCACCGACGACCAGGTGCTCAGATACGCAGACGCTGGCGTTGGTCACGGGGTCAGCTTACGGCCGACCACACTCGGGGCGGGGATGTCTCCAGACGGAAATTGCGCGCGTAGGGACTGCTGGCATTGGCGCGGACCATGGCGGGCAGCGTGGCGCGGGCCTCGGCCTCGTCGGCGAACTCCAGCCGCGTGGTCGACCACCACTGCTCGTCGGCCAGCACGGTCTGTGTCTGGTGGTACGCCTCGTCCAGCGCGACCTCGTAGGCGGCATAGTCGTCGCTGTACTGCTGCGCCGCCTCCTCACTCTCGTCGGTGGGCGGCGTCGGCGGGATGGGCTGGCTGGGCAGCAGCTCCACGGGCGGCGTGGCGACCTCCCAGGCCACCGACCAGGTAACTTCGGGCACGGTATCTCCTAGTTGGCGGCGATGGGCGTGATGCCCACGATGTCGGACGCGAGCCGGATGATGTCACCGCTGACACCGCCCTTGCTGACGGTGGCCTGGCCGGTGATCAGACAGTTGCCACCGCTGGCAGCGTCCCAGATCGAACCATGGGTGATCGTCTCGGAAGCGTTCAGGGTGTGCTCGGGGAAGTTGGTCAGGGCGATCTGCCCGGCGGTGCTGGCCCCGGCCACGCCGAAGCTCATCGCGTACCGCGTGGTGTTCGCCGACCCGTTGTTCGTGCCCAGTGCGCCGGGGTCACCGGTATGCGGTCGGAAGTACACCACGGCGGGCGGGGTGTAGACCACGTTGCGGAACGTGTGGTCCAGCAACTTGTTCGCCAGATAGGCGGTCATCCCCACGGTCACGTTCGTGATCCTACTGGTAGGCCCTGTAACGAGCCGCCCCCGCAGCGCCGACGCCGCCAGCACCGCCGAAGTTGGACCCGCCAGCGCCGCCGCCACCTGGCGGGTTACCGGCTGCGCCGTTGGTGCTCTGTGTGCCGCCGCCCGTGTACGGCACGCCGTTGTACGTGATGTTCCCCGGTGACCGGCCTACGTTGTCGCTGGTGCCCGTTGCGTTGGCGATGCCGCCTGCGCCGCCCGCACCGCTGAGCCCGCCCCAGCCGGTCGCGGCCGACGTGGTGGCGGTACCGGCCTGCCCGGCGGTGCCCGTGAAGCCACCGCTACCGCGAGCGCCGCCCGTGCCCACCTGGCCGGTGATCTGCGTGACCGTCCAGGCGATGGTCAGCCCGCGCTGGAGCGTGGCGGTGGCCCAGACGCCCGCCTCGCCGGGGTAGCCCTTAAGCGTGTAGAACGTGCCCGAGCTGGCCCCGCCGCCCCCGGCCCCGAGCATCACTGCGTCGATGAAGTCGCAGTTGCGCGGGAACACGTAGCTGTAGGCCCCGGCGGCGGTGAAACTGGCCGGGGCGGGCAGACCCGTGGTCGGAAAGCCCATGGCCATCTGGTGCGTGACGCCCAGGCTGTGCGCCATGGCCAGGGTGCGGATTTTGGCCAAGTCCAGCGACTGGCCGACCGCCAGGTTCTGCGTCACGGCCAGGGTGCGGTACTTCTGGAGCGTCAGCACCTGGCTGCTGGCCAGGGCGTGCTCCAGCCCCAGGTCCAGCACGCGGGCCAGCGTCATCCCGCTGATGCCTGCCACCACCGGCATCGGCACCGCAATGTCCTTCACGCGGGCCAGGGTCAGGCTGTGCTGCACGCTCAGCGCCAAGGCCATATCCAGCATGTAGAGGCCCTGGAAGGCCAGCGTGTTCTGTGCGCTGACGCCGTGGTTGACGTTCAGCTGGAGCAGCGCTTGCAGCGCCAGCGTCTGCGTGGCGTGCACGCTGTGGACGATTCCCATGGCCTTGAACGCGCCCAGCTCCATGGTGTTCACCGCCGCCACGGTGTGCGCCATATCGACGGTGAGCACCGCCCACCAGGCGATGTCGGGCTCCGGCGGCTGCGGGCTGGCAGTGCTGTCGAACCAGCCAGGTGGCGGCAGTGCGGGCGGTGCCGGGGCCTGGAACCAGCCCGGCATCAGATGACCTGTCGCAGCCGCACGTACACCCGGCCCTCGCCGCCGACGCCGCCAGCCTGGCCGATGAAGAAGATGGACCCGCCGCCCTGGCCACCGCCGCCAGGCGTGCCACCGGCCTGCCCGGCGCTGGTGGTGCTGCCGGTGCTACCGCCGACACCGCCGGGGTACAACCGCCCGCCCACGGTGATGCTGCCCGCGCTGGTGCCCACCTGGGCGCTGTTGGTGCCCGTCGCACCGTTGCTGGTGAGGCCGGTCTGCGTGCAGGTGGTGTTCCCACCGTTGCCGCCGTTGGACGCCCCGGCTGCGCCCACGTTGCCGCTCAGCGTGCCGCCCAGGGCGATGTCGGTGCCGATGATGAGCGTCTGGCCCGCTGGCGTGCTGCCCAGACCGCCGTTGCCCGCGCTGGTGCTGCCGCCGTTGTTGCCGCCCTTGCCGCCGCCGTACTCGATCAGGTCGACCGCCCAGCCGGTCTGCGCCCAGGCGGGCATCGTCCAGCTCCACGCACCGGGGCCAAACTCCCACGTCTTGTCCTTGGGCACGACCTCGTTCGTCCAGATGACCTCGGCGCGGGCCACGCCGCCGCTGCCGCCCGTGCCGCCAGTGTTCTGCGTGCCAGCGGTGCCGTTCTGCCCGGCGGTGTACCCGCCGCCACCACCGCCACCGCCACCGGAGGCGTAGTGGTGCGCGTTGCCGGAGCCGTGCGCGGTGCCGCCCGTGCCGCCGTTGGTGCCGCCGTTGGTGCCCAGGCCCCGCGTACCCGGCGACGTGGTGTTCGGCGCGTTGTCGCCTGTCCAGCTGGCGCTACCGCCGTTGGCACCACCAGCACCGCCGCCGTCGGAGTCCTGGCCCCGGTTGCCGCCGTTGGATGCGCGCGGGCTGTAGTAGTCGGCCGTCAGCCCTGCGACCGACGCGGTGCCGCCGTTCACGCCGCTGGCGGAATTGGCGATCAGGTCGATGCCGCCGGAGAGGAACCGGTTGGGCGCGCCTGCCGTGCCGCCGCCGTAGAACAGTGACCAGTCCGGCCCCAGATCCTCCAGGTAGAGGAAGATTTTGTGCACGTGCCCACCGCCGCCACCACCGCTGCCGCCCGGCCCCGAGCCGGTCGCGGTGGTGCTGTCCTCATGGCCACCGTTGCCGCCGTTGGTGCCCTTGCCCCAGAGGTGGACCCAGCATCCGGTCGCCCCGGCGGGCACGGTGGCGGCGGTGACGTTGGTGTTGACGAACGAGTACGGGAACGAAATGTCCGGCCACACCTTGTCGCTGCCGATGTACACCGCGTCGTAGTCGTCGCCCAGCTGGTCCAGCAGAACGTCGATGGTCTCGTCACCGATGAAGACCGGCATCAGTTCTTCACCACGTAGATGGTGTTCGCGTTCTTGGTGGTGATGGCCGCGTACTGGGCGGCGGTGCCCTTCCAGAGGTTCAGGTTGGTCAGGCCAGCGGCGGTGTAACCGGCCACCACGCCGGACCCGGCGCTGCTGCCGCCGTCGAACATGGACCAGGTGCTGATCGTGCCCGTGAGGTAGCTGCTGCCCTTCTCCACGCCGACGCCGCAGTTGCGGTAATCCGACCCGATGGCCGTGATGGGCGTGGTCTCGGTGTGGATGAGCTTCTTGGTGCCGTTCACCGCGACGTGGAAGTAGCGGGGCTCGGCCACGGTGCCGCCCTTGAACGACACCGTGCAGCCAGCGGTCAGCAGGTCACTTTCGCTGATGGTGGGGCCGAACTGCGTAAAGCTGCCCGCCGCCAGGTTGTACAGTCGAATTTCGTCCCAGGTCACGCGCGCCGCCACCAGGGCGCTGGCCCCCGCGTTGGCCCGGCCGATGAGCCAGATGTAGTTCGAGCTGTCCGCGCCGAACCAGCCGTGCGTCGGCACCTGCGGCAGCACCACCGATACCTCGAACAGGTCGGTCTGGAGCGGGCCACCGTTGAACAGGTACAGCTCGCGCCCGGCGCTGGCGCTGTCCCACTTGAGTTCACCGCCGCTGGTGATCAGCGATCCGCTGCCGTTGTCGGAGAACTTCGTGAACATGCTGGGCGGCGCGGGCGCGTCGGAGAACTCGCCGAAGTTGATCACCTCGGACGATGCCGCCGGGTCCAGCCCCGCCACCTGCGCCTGGAGGTTGACCACCGCCGCGTTCGCGCCTGCGGTGCTGTTACGCATACCGGCCAGCTGGTTGATGATGTCCACGAACGTGCCCGGCGCGGACAGCACACCGCTCGCGCCTTGCACCACCGCATTCAGCGCCTGCTGGATGGCGTCGTCAATGCTGCTCGCGCCCTCCACGGCGCTCTGGACCAGGGTGGCCGGAATGCTGGTCAGCGCGGCGATGACGTTGGCGTCGGTCGCGCCGCCCGGCGGCACCGCACCCGTGAGCGCCTGCACGATCGCATCGCGCACGGTCTGCCCGCCGTTGGCCACCGCGTCGGCCAGGTCGTCCACCAGGCCGATGATCTTGTCCTGGCCGATGGCCGGGATGTTGGCCAGGTTGCCCAGCTTGCTGGCGTCGAACACACCGGTCAGCGGGTTCAGGGCCTGGAGCCGGGTAATCACGTCGGTGAGCTGGCCCTGGCCGCTGCCGATGATGAACCCGCCGAACGCATCGAGCAGGTCCATGAAGTCGTCAATACGGGCCTGCACGCCGTTCCACAGCCCCTGGAGCGCGTCGACCAGCCCGTTGATGTAGCTCTGCGGCAGGGTGCCGGTCTTGCGCAGTGCGGCGTCGTCGTACTTGACGGTGCCGCCGGTTGCGCCCGTGGTCACGGTCAGCTCGACAACGACGTACTTGGCGTTCGCTGGTGGTGACCAGTCCGTCACGCTCAGCTTGGTGCCCCAGCCGCTCGTCCCGCCACTGTTGCCCGCAGCCCCGGTGCTGGCCACCACGGCAGGCGCGCCACCGATCAGTACGTCGTCCTCGTCGTAGCTGGCGATGGCCAGCTTGATGGGCGTGGCGGCGCTGACCACCAGGCCGACCCACTTGGCATAGACCTCGGCGTCCAGCTTGTCGTCGGCCTCGACCTCCACCGCGTTGCTGCGGATGGTGTGCGTGTTGCCGTCGGCCATGGTGTAGGCGCTGCCCGGCCGGGTGCGGCCGTCGGCCTCGTCGTAATCCCAATCGGGGAAGCCCGACAGCGTGGCCTCGTCATCGAAACTGCCGTCGAGCAGCAGGTTCGGGTTCACCGGCCGGATATGCGACAGCGGGATGAGCGGCAGGCGGTTGCTGGTGATGGGGCTGCCCAGCTCCACCTTGAAGAAGTTGGCCAGGGCGCTCAGCGCGTTGACCGGGTTCAGCAGGCCCGTCAGCGCGGTGTACAGGTCCGACCACATCGACTCCAGCGAGCCGCCCGTGTCGATCTGGCTCAGGGCGTCTACCAGCTCTTTGTCCGTGACGTAGCCGGACAGGTTCAGGCTGGCAGGGTCCAGGGTCTCGGTCGCGCCCTGGTCGTCAATGAGGACTGTCTGCCCCGGCCGGGTCGCCAGCAGGTTGCCGGTGGCCGGGTCGTTGGACAGCACCCACGGGCCGACGCGCACGGTGCTGGCGGTCTCCAGCTTGCGCAACCGGTCGTGGAAGCTGCGGGCCAGCTCGGCGTCGTTCTGCGGGGTGCGCCCCGGTGCCAGCAGTGCGCTCATCGGCCCGCCGCCCCGGCGCTTAGGCTCAGCGACGGCCCGGCCTTGTCGCTGGTCAGCTCCAGCTTTTCGTCCACGGTCTCCATGCTGACCGTCACGGTAGCTGCTCCGGCCCGCCGGTTGACTTCACAGCCGGTAAGCAACATCAGCTGTCGCACGCCGCGCGCCTCGATCACAAACCGGACGCTGGGCATCAGCTGGTCAATCGTCACCGGGGCGTCGGGGTGCAGCACAGTGCCGCTGGGCAGCTCCAGCGTGGTTTTCACCGCGCCCGTGGTGCGTACGTACTTCTGCGCCGCCCGCGTCACGTTGCTGACGCCGGACATGCTGTCCAGGTTGACGATGGATTGCAGGTTCTGGCCGTAGAAGTCGACGCGCTCGCGGGCCAGGTTGTCCTGGCCGCGCACCAGCACGTCGTTCACGGTGGCGGTGCCGTCGCGTACGAAGTCGATACCGTCGCCCAGGAAGTGTTCTTCGCCCAGGGTGGCGATGGGCTCCAGCGGCAGTGGTCCCAGGATGGGCGTGCCCGCCACCACGGTCCACCGGAGCCCGTAGTCCACCAGCTGGCCCAGGGTCTGGTCCAGCATCTGCTCGTCGGTGATGACCTGGAAGTCGTACCGGTCGCCCTCGGGGTCCGGCCGAACCACCGGCCGCGTGCCCAGGCCCTGGGCCTCGATCATGGACGCCCACAGCTCACCGGCCACCGTGGACGGGTCGGCGGCGTCCCACCGCTTGGTGGTCGGGTTGCGGGTGCGACTCAGGTAGGCGCTGTGGTCCACCGCCTGGAGCTGGAGCCCGGCACGGTTGTCGCGGATTTTCTTGATGGGGCCTGTCCACAGCACCGCCTCCGCGCCCTGGCGGGTGCCGTCCCACACGGTGAGCCAGTGGTGCCAGTACACAATGTCGGCGAAGCGGTCGACACCGGGCAGCGGCGGCACGGTCAGGTTGCACTGGCTGCCGTCGCGGCTGGCCCGGCCCCAGGTGAGGTCGCTGTAGTCGTCGGGCGTGAACTGGAACAGGGTGGCCCCGCGCGCTGTGTGGAGGCTTACCAGCAGATCGTCGGTAACGACCGGCACGTCACACCTCCCGGTCGGCCAGGCTCATGCTTACGTCGAAGGCAGCCGCCCCGTCGCTGATCACCACCAGCTCCCAGTCCCGGTCGCGGTCGATGACGGCCGGACGCCATGGCACACCGCTGGGCGTGCTGACCATGTTGAACGGGCGGCGCTTGCGGCCAGCCCACTGGAGCCAGAACCGGCCGCTGATGCCATCCAGCACGACCTCGCCCTGGCTGGGCACCCCGGTGAGCTGCACCGGCCACAGCTGGTCGCCGCACTGCTCGCGGGTATTGCGCTGCCGGTAGAACGCCTGGAGGGTCAGGTTGTCCTCGCTGTTGTTGCGCACCCGCAGCGTCACGGCGGTCTGGCGGCACCGGTATGGGGTATCGAACACCGGCAGCTGGAACACACGGGTCTGGACCGCGCAGACGGGCATACACCCGCCGCAGGTGGGTGGCGGCGTGCTCACGACCTCGATGCGCTCCACGTCGCAGCCCTCGGCGAAGAACACCGGCATGTCGGCGCAGCTGGCCGGGGTCTTGCAGTCCGCGCCGTGGATCCAACTGATGGGGTCCAGAACGGTCTCGTCCCAGTCCACCGCCACGTCGACCGGCGGGCTGTAGGCGTACGGCCGGGTGACGGTCATGGTCCACTGCACCCGGTAAACGGTGGCCTGGCTGTGCTGGCCGCGCGCCAGGTTCTGCGCGTCCTGCACCTGGGGCTCCTGACTGAGCACCACACCGTGCACCTCGCGGATGAGCGTCACGGGGTCGGCGGTGCTGCCGCCGGGATGCGCGGCCAGGTAGCGCAGCGTGGACCCGTCGTCGGCGTCGGTGGCCCGCAGCAGGCAGGTCAGCCACTGGAGCCCGTAGGTGAGGCCCGCGTTACTGCACGCGATCAGCAGCGTGTCGAACGTGACCTGGCGGCTGGGGTTGCGCACGGGGCCGGGCGCGCCACCGGCACCGGCCACCTCGGTCACGTCGCGCTGCACGGGCGTGGTGTCCAGGCCCTTCACGTCAAGCACCCACACGCCGCCGAACTCGGCGCTCTCGGGCACGCGCGTGGTGTACCAGGGTGCCAGCTCCGGCCGGTAGAGGCTGTGGTCCAGCAGGCTGGCCAGGCCCGGCCAGCTGTCGTCGTAGCCGATGCTGTCCCGGCAGCCGAAGCACAAATTGTCCGGCGTCCAGCAGTCGCCCACCAGGCCCAGCCCTGGCCCGTACAGCCGCGTGCCGTCGGGCACGGTACCGAGCAGCCGCCCCGGCCCGATGGGCACTGTGCTGGCGGGCAGTTCGGCCAGCAGCGGGCTACCGGCCACGGGCGTCAGTGTGCAGTCGCCGGGGTCGCCCAGCAGGCCCAGGTCCATGGTGGGGGTGTTGGCCCCGATGTGGGCCACCACGCGGCTGCTGTTGGCAAACTCCACCCCGTCCAGAGCGAAGTAGCCACGGAACGCCACGTGTCCTCCTACGGCATCAGCTTGAGCAGGCGCTGCTCAATCACGTCTGCGGTCTCGGTGCCGCCACCGATCACAGTAATGGGAGCATGGACGGTTCGACTGCCACCGCCACCGAACCCGCCGCGCTCCAGCGCCGCGACGAACCGGGAGAACAGGCTGGTCTCGGTCGGGCTCAGCACCAGCTCCGGCTCGGCGGTGGCCTTGGGCAGGTAGCCCTTGCCGTAGGCCAGCCCGCCCTCATCGAACGACTGGCCGGGGATCAGCGTGCTGGCCCCGCCGAACAGCCCGCCGAAGATGGCCGTGAGGCTGCCCAGCAGGCCACCGATGATCGTGCCCAGGATGCCGCCCGCCGGGTCGAAGATGCTGGCCAGCGCGCCGCCGCCGAACACCCCGGCCACCAGGTCGGGGAACGACGACTGGAGCTGGTCGCCCACCATGTCGATCAGCGTTTCGCTGATGGCCAGCGCGAAGTCCGTACCGACCTCGGCCGCAATATCGACACCGGCCTGGCCCGCGCTGGAAATAAGCGAGCTGACAATTCCACCGGCACCGGGTGCCTGCGTATTCACCGCCGCGCCCGCAGCGCTGGCACCGGCCTGGATTGCCGCGTTCGCCACCGCCTTGGTAATGGGCACAATCACCTTCTCGATGATGTACTTGATGAGCGCCTGGATAACGATCTTGAGAATGCGAATGCGCTCCTCGGCGGCAGTTTCCTCGCTCGACTGCGTGCGCTCGATAAGACCGCTGGTGTCATTCAGCAACCGGCCCTGAGCGTCGAACGCCTTAAATGCGTCACCACGGAATTGCCGGAAGTCATTGGTCATTTCGTTCATGGTGTCGCGCACTTCAATTTGCACACCAATGACCTGGAGCAATACCCGCACCAGCAGGTTCACAATGGCCCCGATAATGGGCACCTCGGACACGCCGAAGAAGTCCGCGCCCACGGTGTCGTTACCGATGACGCCGCCGCCCGTGGCGAAGTGCCGGAAGCCCTTGCGCCGGGCAGCCTCCACGCCGTGGGTGCCGCCCATCTTGGCCACGTCCATCGTGTTCAGCACGAACTCGCCGGGCATCAGCAGCGCGGGCACGCTGTCCTTACCGGCGATGCCGCCGCTGACAGGCCCGCCGCCTGCCATACCGAGCACACCGGTCGCCGCCCCGGCCAGGTTGCCGCCGACGTTGCCGCTGCCCGTGTTGTCGATGGGCAGGCTGGACACCGCACTACTCACCGCGTCGGCAATGGGCGGCGCGGCTGCGTTGCCCATAGCGGTGCCAATGGCGTTGGACACGCTGTCCTTCAAGCCCTCCAGCGCGTTCTGTACACCGGCCTTCACGACCGGCTCCAGGGCCTCGTCGTTGAGCTTCTGGCTGACCTGCTCGATTACGTCCACCATCTGCTCGCGCATGGCCTGGAGCTGCGCGTTCAGGCTGGTCAGTGTGCGATCGAACAGGGCCGACGTGTCCGAGAACAGCCGCCCACTGGCGTCGTACGCCTGGTCGTTCTTCTCTACGTTGGTGCCCGCGCCGCCCTGGCGGGTGAAGTCCTCCACGTTGAGGCCGAATGCCTTGGCCAGCGCCAGCGGGTTGCCCTCCTGGACCAACGTGTTCAGCTGGGCATAGCTCGCGCCCTTGGTGGCCCAGCCCTCCTGCCCGACACCGGCCACCGCACCCATCACGTCACCGAGCACGTTCTGCGCCGCCTGGCCCCCGCCCTGCGTGAGGCCCCCGAGCAGCTGGTTCACGCCCGGTGGCACCTGGCCACCGCCAGGCCAGTTCGTGACGAACACCGGGGTGCCGCCACCGGCCGCGCCGCCGCCCGGCAATGCGCCGGACATGCCCGCGCCCAGCGGCACGCCGTTGACCGGCAGCGACATGATGTTCGGCAGGCCCGCCGCGCCCTTGGCGTTGCCGCCGTAGGTCGCGCCCTGGCCGGTGCCGCCGCCGGACTCGAAGTTCACGCCGTTGGGCAGCGTGGCCCGCATGTGTTCGGCCGACCAGCCGATCTGGAGGGCACCAGGCACCGCGCCGGACACCGCGCCCAGCGACTGGAGCACACTGCCCGCGTCGGCTGTGGAGAACAGGCGCTTGCTGGTGGCCTGGCCCTGCGTGATGATTTCCACCAGGTCGGACACCGCACCCGAGCAGTCGGACAGGCCACTGGCCAGGTCGCTCGCGCCCCAGCTGTACTGACCGCCGCTGTGGGCCTGGGCGTAGGCGCTGATCGGGTCCAGCGCCGCGCCGGGGATGCCGTACATGGGCACACCGGTGGATCCGGCCACCGCTGCCGTGCCGCCCGTGGGCACCTTCACGCCCTTGGTGCGCAGCCGCTCCAGCGCCTTGACGAGGCTGGTGTTGTCGCTGTCGAGCGTGCCGGTGAAGCCACCGGGGGCCAGCGCCTGGCCGATCAGGTCGCTGATGGCCTGGTCGCCCAGGCCCTTCTTCTTGTTCCGAGCGCCCGTGATGGCTGTGACCACCGGGTCGTTCAGTCCGATGCCCGGCGGCAGGTCGGCAGTGTTGCCGGTCATGGCGAACTTCTGGAGCGCGGCAATGTCGACGGTGCCCGGCAGCCCAGGCAGGCCCGCAGTGCCGCTGTACGCCCCGCTGGTGGTCGGGGCGACGTAGGTAGTGGGATCAGCACCGATCCACTTCTCAGGGTCGCCACCGAGCGCCTGGATGGCCGCAGCGGCTGCCTCGTAGCCACGGTTGCGGGCCTTGATCGGCGTACCGAACGGACCCATGGTCTGGCCGGTGGTGCCCGCGCTGGCCTTGGCGATGGTGTCGGTGGCCTGGGCGGTCTGGGCCACCGCACCGATGCCGCCCTTGCCTGCCAGCAGGTCACGAATCTGGATGAGCACGCCCAGCTCTGTCTCGGAACCGGCCGGGCCGGGCAGCGCCCCGCTACCGGTGTGCACGCCGCCGTCGGCGTAGAAGCGCTTGCTCAGCCCACTGCGGAACCGGCTGTTGAGCGCGTACACCCCGGCCGGGCCACCGATGCCGCGCACCGCCTCGGGGATCAGCACGCCCTCGCCGGGGGCCAGCACCGCGTTCACGATGTCGTGGCCGGGCGCGTAGCCCGGCACCACCATGCCGTCGGCACCGCCAGGCGGGCGCGGAATCTGGAACGGGTCAGCCGCCTGCGTGTTCGGGTTCGCCGGGCCGGGCACTGGCGGCAGGCCCAGGGACTGGCCGTGCAGATCGCGCAGCATGGAGCCCAAGGTGCCCAGCTTCGCCAGGGTGTCGGCGTACTTGGCCGGGTCCACCTGGACATTGATGGTGCCGTCCTTGTTCTGCTGCACCTGGATGCCCAGCGCACGCAGCTGGTCCAGCACCGCCGGGGCCAGCGGGGCGGTGACGTTGATCGTCCCGTCCTTGTTCGTCTGAATCTGCGCGCCGATGTCCTTGAGGATGTCGAACACCGCCTGCCCGCCGGGCATGTTGATGTTGATCGGCACGTCCTTTGGCACCGCGCTGAATGCGTTCTCCACCGCGACACCGGCCGCAGCCACGCCGCCGAAGTTGTCGGCCAGCTGCTGGAGCAGCGGCGCGGCCACGGTGGCGTTCTGGGCAGCGCCCAGCGTGTTGTCACGGATGGAGGCCAGCTGTGTCGCGGCGATCTGCCCGGCCGGACCCATGCCCTGGAGCCGTGCGATCAGCGCGTCGAACTGGCCCTGACTGCCGGTGATGGTGGCAGCCATCTGCTCCGTCGACATACCCACGTCGCCCAGGGCGGTGGCAATGCCCTTGAGCGTGTTTTCGTCGTAGGCCCCGGCCAGCTTCTCGGGGATGGCGCTGACCTGCTCGCCCACCGCCGCCAGCGTGGCGGCGTCGATCTGGCCACCGCTCTCGGCCAGCGCGTCGTTCATCGACTTGATGGCCTGGCTGTTCAGCAGCATGGCCTGGTGGCTGCGCTCGTTGGTGGCTGCCCACTTCTCGGCAGCGGCAGCCGCCGCCTCGGTGGCGATCTTGTTCTGGTTGACCAGCGCGTTGTACCCGGCCAGCGCCGCGCCCAGGCCACCGCCCACCAGCGCCCCGATGCCCGTGCCGACGCCGGGAATTACGCTGCCGATGGTGCCGCCCAGCACCGCGCCGCCGCCGATGGTCTGCAAGGCCCCGAGCACGCCGCTGGTGGTGCTGGTGCCCGCGTTCTGCTGCATGGTGGTGCCGCTGAGCAGCAGGCTGCCACCCAGCAGGGCGCTCTGCCCCTTGCCGAACCGGCCACCGGCCGCACCACCGCCCGCCGCTGCGGCGGTGTTCATGCCCTTGATCTTGCCGGTGATACCGCCGACGATGCCGCCGATGGTGCGCCACGCCAAGAACCCCACCAGGATGGCCTGGAGCAGGCCCGGCACCTCGCCCAGCGATCCGGCCAGGCTGCCGACCGCCTTGATGATGGGGAACATGATGTCGCCCCATGCCTGGAAGCCCTTGATCACCTCGCGGATGGCGGGCCAGATTTCCTTGAGCAGGTCGCCCCACCGGGCCAAGTCCTCCCGGCCGTCCTTGAAGAACGCCGTGAGCCGGGCCTGACCGGCGGCGCTGCCGGTCAGCTTCTCCAGTGCCCCGGTGCTGCGCTCCAGCCAGCCCAGGAACCCGCCGTCGCCGGACAGGCTGCCGTCGAGCGCGCCCGCCGCCTTGGTCAGGTTGGTGATGATCTTGAAGACGTTGAGCACCGCGTTCCCGAAGGCCCGCATACCGTTCAGGCCCTCGTCAATCCACCGGAACAGGTTGCCGTTCGCCGCGTTCTTGCTGATGAAGCGGTCCAGCCGCTCGCTCACGCTGGTAATGGCATCGCCCAGGCGCGGCAGGAAGTCACTGCCGGTTGCGGCCAGCTGGCCCAGCGCACTGGTCAGCGGCGCGATGGCCTTGTTCGCACGGTTCTGGCCCTCGGCCGTGTTGCCGAAAATGCGGTCGATGAAGCCCAGCGTCTTGTCGCTGCCGCCGACACGCAGCGCCTCGCTGAGCGTGTTGTTCCAGGCCCCGGCGATCTTCTGCGCGCCGGGCTTGACGCGCGGCAGCGCCTTGTTTGCGAAGTCGTCCAGCTGCTGGTCGATGCCCTCGAACATCGGCTGAGCGATGTCCTTCTGGAACTGGCGCAGTGGCCCGTTCGGGGCAGCCAGCTTGGCCACCTCGCGCGCCACCGCAGCGGCAGCCGGAGCCATCTTCTCCAGCTGCTTGTTCGCCTCCTCCAGCTTGGCCGGGTCGTCGGCGGCGTCCATGAGCGCCTTGACGGCATCGCCCATGCCCTTGAAGCCCACCACCGCGATGCCGATGGACGACGCCGCGCCAGCGAACACACCGGGCAGCACCGCGCCCGCCTGGGCCAGCTGCTGCACCGCCCCGACGATGTTGACAACGCCCGTTGCCACCGCTGGCAGCGCCGACGCGCCCAGTGCGATGGAGTTCAGCCCCACGGGGCCGGTGAGGAACCCCATCACGCCGCCGCGACGGCCCCCGCCTCCACCGCCTCGGCCACCGCCGCCACCGGCCGCACGCGCCGCCGCTGCCTGCCGGGCTGCCGACCGTTCAGCCTCGCGCGCCAGGCGCTCGTAATCGTTGACCTGGCTGTCGGTGCTGGCGCGGCTACGGGCAGCGGCACGCACCAGCTCGGCGGTATGGGTGGCCTCGGCGCGGGCCAGGCGGCGCTGTGCCGCCTCCACCACGGGGCTGCGCCGCCCGAAGATGTTGATGGCCTCGTTCAGCTCGCGCTGTGCCTCGGACACGCTGCGGGTGCTGTTGGCCAGCCCGTCCGTCGACCGGCGGGCGCGTTCGGTGTCGGCCGGGCGGGGCAGCCGTGGCCCGCTGTTGGTGCGCCCGTAGGCGGCGTTCATGGCGTTGAGCGCGGCGGTGGTGGCGGTGGCCTCGACTGCCACGCGGCGCAGCTGGCGCACCTGCTTGTCGGCGCTGCGCTCGGCCGCGTTGCCCGTGTTTCGGTACTCTCGCTGTACCTCGTTGAGCTTGCGGTTCAGCTTGTCGAGCGCGGGCAGCACTGCCCGCCGTACGGCTTCACCGAGCCGGTTTGCCAGGTCGTCGGCGTGTAGCTCTACGCCAAGACTGATCTTGCCGACATCGGTCACCCGGTCAGGCTATCCCAGCAGGTGGCTATTCCTGCTCGTCTGCCTCGATGCTGGCGGTAACGATTGCATTGAACAGTTCGCCCACGGTGTCCACGTCGTAGGCGGCGTCGTCGGGGTCCATCAGGCGGGAGAACACCCGGCCGTAGCTTTCGGGGCTCAGGTGCCGGGCAATGAACAGGCCCGTTAGGTCGTTCTTCACGCCCATGGACACGTACTTGCTGGACGCCAGCGAGAACGCCGCCAGCGCCTGGCGGGTCGGCAGCCGGATGCCCAGCTTGTCGCCTTCGAACTCCAGATAGTCGTAGTCCCAGGTCTCCCCGGTGGTGGTCACGTCGAAGCGCTGCGCCAGCACCACCGCGTTGCCGACCTCCTCGACCGGCTCGGGCTCGGCAGCGGCGGGCGCGTCGATGACCTCATTGGCCTTCTCGACCTCGGCCAGCACCTGCTCCACGTCGGGCGCGGCGTCGTCGCCCTGGGGTGCCAGGTCGTCCGGTGCGCAGTAGTCGGTCGGTGGCACCAGCTGCTCCTCCGGCGGTGCAGCGTCTGCCCGCGCGACGATCTTGCCTTGCGATCCGAACGTGGTCATTGGCCCTCCCGAGGCGTCAAGGTCAGTGACCGAGCGGCGGGAGTCGAACCCGCTTGCCTCCAGTTGCTGGTTGCCGTCAGCACTTTGGAGAACTAACCACCTTGCGGTCTGCGCCGGTACCCGATCAGCCGCGAGACTACCACCGATGTCGGGATAGTCACGTCATGTGGATGTCGGGGTCCGCAGCTACCACGCGCCGCGCCGCGTTGCGCAGGAACGGCCGGGGCCGGACGCCAGGGTGCCAGACGCTCTTGCGGAACACCTCGCGCCCGTGCCAGAAGAAGTGCAGCGCGTTGGCGTGCCGGGCGGTGATGCGATGCGGGCGGCTGCCTTCGTGCACCGGGGCGGCATAGTCCACGTTGTCCTCTACGCCGCCGCCCACGTGGAACGGCCGGTACGTCTGGGGCATCTCCTGGATACCGCGCCCCAGGTTGCCGGTGCGCACGGGCACGTCGGCGCGGGCCTGCGTGGCAATGCGCCGCGTGATGCTGCGGTGCTTGCCACGGAATATCGCGCCGGTCTGGCGCTCCAGCTCCGGCTCGTTGATGTGGATGCGCGCGGTTACCGGCACGGGCTACTCCTGCGTGACGCGCCCGGCCAGGTAAGCGTCCCAGGCGGCGATCAGCTCGTCGCGGTCCTTGCCCTCGGTGACGATGCCAAGTTCGCTGTGCGCGGCCAGGAACTCCGACCAGTCCTCGCGGCTGGCGTTGCGCTTGGGCGGGTTGTCCAGGGTGTATGGGGTCAGGTCGGCGCGCGACTGCTCGGCCTGCTCGTCGGCCTCGCGCTCGGTAGTGGTGCGTTCGTCCACCACGTCCACGAACCCGGCCTTGATCAGGCGGTCGATCCGGTCGGTGCGCTGCACGGTGACGCGCTCGCCCGCAGCCAGGAACGTGCTGGGCGAAAGGCGGCTGCCCTCGATAGTCACTCCGGCCATGGTGTTCCTCCTAGTAGCTGGCGTACAAGGTGCCAATCCACGCGATGACACCGCCCTCTGGACCATACGGGTTGAGGATGTCGCTGCCCACCAGGCGCTCGCTGTCGTCGGCCACCAGCTGGCGGGCGGCGGCGCACATCGCCTCCTCCATTCGCCAGGCGGTGTCCATGCTGACCGCCGCCTCCTTGGCGTAGTCGGACCAGCGGGGCTCCTGGTCGACCACCGCGCACCAGGCCACGCCGACCTCCACCGGCATCACCTTGAGCAGCTTGCAGTTCCCCACCTCCACCGTGGGGTTCGGGAACGTCTTGCTGCGGTAGCGGCGCTGTGCCCGCACCCATACGAACGGCTCGTCACAGCCCTGGCTGACGTGGCTGTCCCACGCGGCCAGCGGCGCGCCGTCGCCCGCGAAGAACCGGACGTTGGTGGTGCTGCCGATCATGGGCGGGCACTGCTGGTCCGGCCGGAAGAACTCGGTGAGCGTGGTGGTAACGGCACCGACGACCTCCATGGCGGGGTCGGTGCGGCAGGGGCTGGTCATCAGAGCACCGTAGGCGCTGCCATCAGCGCGTGTGGGTTCACCGCTGCCAGCACCAGGTCGATTTCGGGCAGGCCCGTCTTGCCGTTGGCATAGATGGCCTGCGGGTCGTAGGCCCGGTACGTCACGCCCTGGCGGCTGGCGGTGGTCACGGTGCGCGGCAGGCGGCACCGGCCCTCGTTGTCGAGCGCGTCCAGGAACTCCTTGGCCAGCAGGCCGGTGAGCGCCGCGTAGCTCTCGGGCACCGGGATACCGCGCTGGTAGGTCACGCTCCAGGTGCGGGCCTCGCCCAGCGGACGGCCAAGGTCTTGGTGCGGCCACCGGGCACCGACCCGGTAAAGCACGTTGTTCTCCAGCTGGTATCCGGCCGGGGCCAGCACCGCGCCCGCCAGCTTGACCTCGGTCACGGCGTGCACGGGGCCGGGCAGGTGCACCGCGCGGGGGCCACCGTAGCGGCAACCACCGCTACAGCCACAGCCCAGGTTGATCCACCCGTAACCCTCCCAGCTGACGACGTAGCTGGTGACCTGGCCGTGGTCACGGTAGAGCACGCTGGCGTACTCGGGGCACGGCCGGGAGGTCACGTCGAGCAGACCGAACTGCCGCCCCGCCAGCGCCCACATCACCCCGACCGCCAGGTCAGCCGCTGCACGCTGCTCCAGGACCGCCTGCGCATAGCCAGGGTCGGCCTCGTCCGGCAGTGCCGGGAACTCAGACCGGTCGACCGGCCACGTGAAAGCCACGACGCCAGGGTATCCGGTGGCGGTGCGGTATCGGTCATCTTGACTTACCCGACTAAGGCGGGTTAGTGTGTTCACATCAGCAAGGCGGGACCGCCCCGCCGCCGCAGGTAAGGGAGCCACAAATGTCCACCATCGCCCCGTTCACCGCCCAGGCCATCGACCGCGAGTTCCGCACCGCCATTGCCCACGGTGCCGCCACCTCCGACGAGGTTCGCCTGGCCCGCGCCCTGTTCGACGTTCACGCCGTTGAGGTCACCAGCACCTACCACCGCGACATCACCGCCGCCGTGACCACCGCCCTCGGTGCCGCCGCCCGCCTCACCCTCCAGCCCAGCCAGGTTCGCCGCCTCTACGGCAACGGCCACGGCACCTACGACCTGGTCAACGAGGCGGTTGCCGCTGCCCGCTAAGCCCCAGACAACAAACCGCCCCGGCCATAAGGTCGGGGCGGTTTGTTGCTTCGCTGATGCGGGCCAGCTTACGGGATCGCGGGCTGGTCCGGTGCGGTGGCGGCGGCGGGCTCGCTGGCCGGGCCTCCGTAGTAGTAATCCGGCGCAACGAAGATCGAGCTGGTGGCCAGCGCCACGGGCTCGGTGCCCGGCGTCGGCTCCGGCGGCGGCACCATGGTGCGGAACACGGTCAGGTGCTCCTTCTTGCTGGTGGGCGTCACCAGACGGCCGGGGTCGCCGTTCTCGTCCTCCTGGACGTTGTACGGACCCTTGCCCCAGTACGGCAGCGCGATGGTGCGGCCGGTCAGGGTGAAGGTCGACACCGTGGCACCGATGGTGATGTCGCCAGGGGTCCACTCGGTGCCGCCGAACAGGAAGTAGCCGTAGCTCCGGCCCGACCCGGCAGCGGCGAACACCGCGTCACTGGTGGGGATGTCGTCGCAGTCCTCGTCGGACTTACCGGCCGTCCACAGCTCCAGCGCGATGCCGTAGTCGGTCTCGATTTCCTTCTGGTCGCGGTAGCCAACGGGCAGGTCGTTGGCGTCAAGCACCGACTCCCAGCCGGTGAACATGGTCAGCAGACCGGTGTTCACGTTGCACAGCTCCAGGGCCGGGGTGTACCAGCGGCGCTCGGGCGGCGTCCGGTCGGTGAAGCATTCCTTGCCCTCGGCGTTGTCCTGCGTCAAGTCCTGGGCCTCCCGCATCACTGCGGTAAGGGTCAGGCTGACGTAGCCGGACGTGACGAGGCGGTTGCGGGGACCGGCAATCGGCATACCGCAGCCGTTGATCTTCGTGGCGCGGAGCCGCGTGCCCTTGACGGGCTGGATGCCAGGCATGTCTGGTATTCCTCCTGGTGTCAGGCGCAGCGCGCCAGGTCGGTCTCCGAGGCTGGCTCAAACACTAGGCGGCGACGGTGCAGCTACCGGGGCAGCACACCGCCGCACGTCGGTTCGGGCAGCGGGTTCTTGGCCCGGTCCTTCTGGAGCTGCGTCTGCTCGTCGTGCACCTTGTTGATTTCCTCGCGCAACTTTGTCACCCGCTGGAAGTACACGCGGGTCACGTCCTCGTTCCAGGCCAGCCGCCGGGGATCGTCAATCTCCAGCGCCGCGATGGCATCCGGCGGGTTCAGCTGCCGGTCCACCAGCACGCTGGCGGCGTCGGCCAGCTCCGTGAGGAGGTCGCGCTGCTTGACGCTAAGCGCGTCATTCTCAGCGGTGATCTGGCTGCGCACCTTGAGCGCCGTGTTGAACTCCGTTTGGCACTTGGCCACGTCGCGGGCCAGGCCCCGGTACTTGGCCTCGGTCTGCCCCGTCTGGAGCAACACGTAGCCCAGGGTGGCCACCAGCACCAGCCCGGCCAGCCACATGCGATTGATGCCTACCACGCGATGACGCCGCCCGCCCGGCAACGGATGATGCGCGTTCTCGTATCGACACATGGCATGGGCATACACCCGCTGAGCTGCAATGCCCACCAGCAGCCCCGTCACAAACGGGAAGCTGTAGATCAGCTCAAGTACCGGCGTCACCGTGGCCCACCGCCCCCACCATCCTCGTCCCCCTTACTTCCGCCAACGTCCTCGGGAGTGAACGGCGGCGTGATCTTGGTGACCACTTCGGGGTGCTCGGCGGCGGCGGTGATGCGCCCCACTGCGTCAGCCTTGGCCTCGGCACGTTCGGCCGTCTCGCGGACCTCGGCGTCCTTCTTCTGCTTGTCGCTGCCAATGGCGGCGAAGAATGCACCGGCCGCAGTGCCCAGCAGGCCGACCAGGTAGTTCGGCGGCTCACCCCAGTAGTCACTGGCCACCGTGGCGATGATGAGTACGACCAGCAGCACGAACGTGAGCATCGTGTTCGATGCCCACGAACGGTGACGGGGGCCGTCCCACGGGTTCGTCACCGTACCGTCAGGCCAACCACTCGCCCGTCGGGGTCGACGGTGATGGTCTTAGCCGCCGCCGTGGTGATGCCGAATACCTGGGCCACGGCTGCGCTGATCAGTGCCCAGCGCACGTCGTCCACCACGCCGTAGAACAGCAGCACCGCGCCCACCGGGGCCACGATGGCATACAGCGCCACACGCCAGGGGCCGGTGGCGTACAGCAACGCGAACAGCAGCGTCACGGTGGCCACGGCCAGCTGGAGCCAGAGCGTCACCGCGTCGGCCGTCAGCAGCCCGAAGGCAAACAGGAACATGACCAGGCCCGACGCCAGTCGGTACCAGCCCTCCCGCCAGCTGGCCGGGATACGGGCCTGGAGCCATGCGCGAACGCTGAGTGCGGTCTGATGACCGGTCATCAGCTACTCCTTGGGTGCGTTGATCGCGGCCAGCACAGCCGCCTTACTGTCGAGCTTGGTGGTGTCCAGGCCCTTCACAGCTGCCGCGTAGGCGTCCAGCTGCTTGCGGGTCCACTCCGTCGTGGGCTCGCCGTCAGGGTATTCCTGGGGCTCGGCCAGTGTGGTTACCTCGGGGTCCGGCGTTTCGCCGCCCTGCGGCTCGCTGGGGGCCGAAGCGTCGGCCTCTGCGGGCGCTTCCACCGCCTCGGTGCCGGTATCGCCGCCGTCGCCGGGCTGTGGACCCCAGCCGCCGGGGTCGCTGCCCAGGGCGCTGTCCTGCTCGGCCAGGCTGCCCGCCACCACAGCCGCGCGGGCCATCGGTGCCGCGAAGCCCTCGGTCGGCGGGTTCTTGGCGTCCTTGACGTTCTGGATGACCTCGGCGTGCGTCGGCGGGTGCGCCAGGTCGCCGCCCACGCTGTCGGCGTCCCCGGTGTACACCTGGCCCCGGTTGTGCAGCACCGTGGCGTTCGGCACCTTGCCGACGTATGCGTTGGCGCTGGTGTACTGGTCCACCGGGGTATGCCAATTGGCATTGTCGGCCCCAGCGTTGACGTTCGGGTCGCTGGCCTTGGTGGCTGCCGCCGCCCCGGTGTCGCGCCCGGCAGACCACTTGTCGCCCACCTCGTCACCGTCGAGCAGCCCAGCCGCCTGGGCATTGCCCTCGGGCACGCGGTACTTGCGGCGCGGGCCATCGCGGGTGATGGTCTCGATGCTGGCAGGCCCGCCGATTTCGACCAGTTCGGCCAGGGCGGGGCCACGCAGGCTCTTGTCCACGAAGTCGAGCGTGGCGAACCCGTTGTCGACGGTGGCGATGATTCCGGCAGGCATGTCAGGTCTCCTTACGGGGCCGGGGTGATGGTCACAGCGGCAATGACCGCCTCGTATCCAACCAGGACGCTACGCTCCGCGACGGCAGCGAACAGGTTGTTCTTCTGGTCGATGGCCGTGCGCACGGTGGCCTCGTCGCGCCAGCCGAAGGGCTGGCTGGTCGCCACGATGGTGTCCTCCAGCCCGTCCACGTAGCCGCCACCGACCACCCAGATATTGCCCAAGGGGCTGGTCCAGGTGGTGCCGGACTTCTTGAACAGACTGCCGGTGGGGTCTTGCGACACCCACTGCGCGCCGACGTGGAAATACACCTGCGTGTTCGTCAGCGCCGCCGCGCCTTCCAGCGCGCCGACCGCCAGGTGCAGGCTGGCGGCGGTGGGGATCGGGGTCTCCAGGTCGGCAGCGTCCAGCAGCAGGCGCGCGGCGAACTCGCGCTCCACAGCCACCTGCTCCTCCAGGCGCAGCACCTGGGCGGCGCGGGCTTCCACCTCGGCGCGGCTGGGGGCGGTCAGGTCGCACTCGTCGTACGCCCAGACCGTCACGGGGTAGAACGGGTCCAGGTTGTCCGGCCGCTCGCCCGTCTTGAGCTGGTCGGGCGGCACGGGATCGCCGCACCAGGGCGCGTTCCAGACACCGAAGCTGTCCTCGCCGCCGTAGTTGCCGCCGGAGCGGAACTCCACGCCGTGATGCCAGCGGTTCTCGGGGTCGTTCTGCCAGGTGCCCACCGCGCCGTACAGGCCATAGGTGGTCGGGTTGAGCGGGGGCGGCGTGAAGTGAACCACGTCGATCACGGGGGCGGTCATCTATTCCTCCTGGTGAGACGAGAGAAGGCGGGCTGAGCGGACGGCCTCGGGTTGTCCACTCTGCCCGCCTTCAGTCTTGACGTAGCTGCCAGCCCTACGGTGCGGGCTGGTTCGCGGCCAGGTACTCGCGCTGACCGATCGCGCCCGTCACGTCGAGCGGGATGGTCACCAGGACCGACTCGCCGCAGCGCTTGCCGACGGCGATGGCGTCCTCCGTGAACATGCGGGTGAAGCGGTTCACCTGGAGCTGTTCCTTGGGGTACATGACGCCCAGCTCGATGACGTTGGACATCGAACGGAACCAGGTACCGGCCGGGTACAGCACCAGCTGGACCGTGCTCGGCCACACCAGCGTGTCCAGGTTGCCGGGCAGGCCAGCAGCACGGGTCTGCCAGTCACCGACGAACTGGAGCGCGATGTTGCGCGCGGTCAGCCATCCGAGGATCTGGGCGTCGGTCACCGCGAAGGTGTCCGTGCCCTCGCGGAACGCCAGGTCGGCGCGCAGCACCTCGAAGAACCAGCTCGGGGCGATGCCCTCGATGGTGGCAGTGCGCGACAGGCCCCGCTTGAGCCGGATGTTGGTGGCCATCAGCGCAAGGCTGTTGAGCACCGACGCGACCGAACCCATGACGCTGGTCGGCGGGATCACCTTGGCGGCACCGGAGCCCGCCACGATGTTCAGGATGGACCGGCGGGACAGCGCCCGCAGGTGCTCCTGAGTGAGCGAGCGCATGAACCACTCGATCAGCTCCGGCCAGCCCTGCTCCTGGAGGATGCCCGCCTCGACGCACCAGCCAACAGCGTTGAGCCGGATTTCGTCAAAGTCCTCGGGGCAGGGGATTTCGACGCACTGCTTGATCGCAGTGGGAGCGCCGGTCACCGGGTCGGTGGCCTCCAGCTCGGGCTCGGTGAAGAACCACTCGAAGTCCTCGAAGATGCCGGACAGATCAGGTTCGCGCGGCCAGCGGATACCACCACGGTTGATGGTGATTTCCGGCAGGCTGAGCAAGTCGGTGGCGTCCGGCACGTCGCATAAGTCGTACAGCTGCTCGGACGGGGCGCACCAGCCACCGGCAGCCGTGAGGCTGGCAGCGGTGACGCGCTGGCCGTTGACCTGGCTGGTGGCCTCGTTGATGGCCGCGACCAGGGCGTGCGGGTCGTCAACGACCGGCATATCGCGGGTCAGGGCCGACACCACCTGAGCACTGAACGACTGCCCGTCCATGTGCTTGTCGGGCCGGTTGGCCCGCACCGACCGGCTGCCCGGCCGGATGGTGTCGAGCTGCTTGGCCAGCTGTGCGAAGCCCACCGGCTCCATGCCCGCCTTGTAGCCCGGTACTCCTGGCTGCATGACCCAGCCTGGCGTCGGGCCATCGGAAGGCGCAGCCTCGGGCGGCGCACCGGTAACCGCAGCGCCGAACGACACCGGGCGGTTGCCGTTGGTGGCAGCGGGCGGCGTGGCGCTGGCAGCGACCGGCACCTGCGGGGCGTCGGCCGGGGCCTCGGGTGCAGCGCCACCGGCACCGCCCTCGGGGGCCTCGTCTGCCGGTGCCTCGTCAGCCGGGGCCTCGGGGGCTTCCGGCGCGGCGGTGCCGCCGTCGGCCTGGCTGAGCAGCCCCGCCACCTCGTCGGCGTCGGCGGGCTCGGCCAGCACCGCTGCGGCGTGCGCGGCGGTGATGGTGTCCACGTCACCGAGCAGCGCCTTGAGCCGTACGGCGTCAGCGCCGGTCAGGGTCTCACCGGCTGCGTGGCGGGTGCGGATGTCGTTGATGTCGGCCTGCGCGCTTTCCAGCAGCGCAGCCAGTTCGGCCGCTGCCGTGGGCAGGGTCTGCGGCATCTGGTGCGCAAACTGGCCGACCTTACGGGTGCTCACGCCGTAGTGCGGAGCAGGGGAGACGAACACTGCGAACTCCTTGTCTCAAGCAGCGCCAATATGGTTCTCGGTGATCGTCCCCCGGTACATAACTCGGGCGGGAACTCTCTGCTGGCCAAACGTAGACGACGGGCGTGCAATCACGTGGTGACCGGCTGCTTACGCAGCCGACGCACGGTGCCGCCACCGTTCAGAACCACCTGGTTGTGCGCCTCCTGGTAGAAGGCGTACGGCGGCTCCCCGGCGTCGGGGTCGGCCGGGTTCACGCCGACAGGCAACGTGCCGCCCCCGTTGGGGAGCACCACGTAGTAGCCGATGGTGTCGCTGCGGTTGCTACCGGCACCGCCGCCGCACCCGCACCCCATCAGGCACCGGCCTTCGCGTCGGCCTCGGCCAGCAGTTCGGCCACCTCGTCGTTCGGCGTAGGCATCGGCCCCAGCTTCTCGTCGGCCTTGGCCAGCAGCGCGGCCAGCTCGGCGTCGGTGTCGCGCTGGGCCAGGGCAGTGGACACCGCGTTCTTCACGATGTCGGCAATGGCGTTGGCGCTCAGCGTGTTACCGCCACGGGTCGCCGCACCACGCGGGTTCGGCCCCAGGCTGGCCACCAGCGCCAGCGGCTGGCCCTGGTCGCCCTCGCGGCCACGCACAGCGAAGCCAGGCGTGTTCACGGCCAGCGCCGCCACCAGCTCCAGGCCCTGGCCGAAGTCGCGCCAGTCACCGGACAGCGGCGAGGCCAGGCCCATCTCGATCTGTTCGGCGGTGGCCCAGGGCGCGGCCACGCCGCTGAACCAGATGCCGTGTGCGTCCTCACCCACGCGCACCAGGGCGAAGCAGGTACCGGCGGTGTCGTAGTGCGCCGCCGCCACCTGACCGCTCACGTGGTCGGGCGCATGGCCACTGCCCACAGTGAGCCGTCCCACCGGCAGGCTGGTGCCGTCGTCCAGGCGCACGGCCGGGCTGGTGTGGAACATGCTGTAGCCGGTGCGGCTGCGCGGGGCCACCACGCACTCAGCCTGGATGCTGCGGTGGCACGCACCGAAGCACGCCAGGTGACCGAAGATGTGCCCGTCGTCGGTCATGGTGGGCAGCGTGGGGCCGGTCAGCTTGGGGTCGGCGAAGTGCGCGGCGGCATACGTGCGCGGCCGGAACGCCTCGGCGGCGCTGGCCACCAGGGCAACGTCGCGGCTTTCGCGCTCGCTGTTGAACTCGATCATGGTGTCGCCGAACGCAGGCGTGGCCACCATGGTCGTGCCGATCAGCTCGGCGGCGGTAATCGTCTGGATCACCTTGGCGTCGATGGGCATGTCCCACCACTGCTCCTCGGTGATTTCGTTGCCGTCCTCGTCGGTCAGCATCCACTCGGTCTTGGCCAGGTCGACGCTGGGGCGGCTCACCTTGTGGCTGGCCTCCCCGTACGCCTCGTCGGCCTCGGTGGTGTTCAGCCAGTAGCCGGACCCCAGCACCTTGTCGCCGTCGACACGGGCGCTTTCCAGCACGCCGACGGTGAAGGCGTCCTCATGGCCGTATCCGGTCTGCTTGGTCCACATCATCGGCAGCGGCGGGGTGCGCACGCTGAACTCGATGTCGGTGGCCAACATCCGGCCGTCGCTGGTCTCGATGCCGACGAAGGCGATGGGCTGGTCGGTGAACGTGCGGAAGGTCTCGCCCTCGTCGCTGTCGTCGGCCAGGGTCGTGGTGGTTGCCGCTGCCTCGGTCCCGTCGTGCTGGAACTTGTTGCTCTTACCTGCGGGCATGTCGTACTCCTGTTCGCTGGGGGCGGCGCTGGCCGTGCGACCTACGCCGTCCTCGTCGTCTCGGGCGCGGATCGTGCCCTGCTTGGCGCGGCGGTTGATTTCGTCGGCCTGGCTGCCCTGCCGGTTGACTTGCACACTGTCCCGGCCGTTGAGCCGTTCGGTGTGCCGGTCGACCTCATCAGGCAGCTCCTCGTCCGGTGCCAGGATGCCGACCCGGCAGCGGCAGTTCTTGACCTCTGCCGCCGGGCCTGCGGGGTCCGCTGGGAAGTCCAGCAGTGCAGCACCGACCGTGAACTTACCGGCGAGGGGTGCGCGCTGACCGTCGGCGGCGAAGTGCGTATGCCGCGTCTTGCCGTCGATGGTGGCGATCCACACCTTCTCCAGCTCGTCCTCGGACTGCGCCGCCGCGACCACCACCGCCGCGTTCTGGATGCCCGCCGCCTGGTAGCCCTCGTTGCGGGCCACGTCGCGCAGCTCGGGGCTGCCGGGCGTGAGCACCGCCGCCGCTGCCTCCCGCTGGCGGGTGACGTACACCTCGATCACGGGTACGTCGTTGTCGGTGTGCATGGGGTCGTACTGGGCCTGATCGAACTTCACCGCCGACACCGCCGCCTGGACCTTGGCCTGCACCACCTTGGGCACCGCTGCCACGTCCGGCCGCTGCGCCGCCACGAAGTCGTCGCGGGCCTGGCGCAGCTCCGGCACGCTTTCCACGATGTCCGCAGCCAGCTGGATGTCGGCCTCAGCTACCGAGCTTGTCGAAGTAATCGACCGGACGACCGCCGCCGGGATGACCGGCCGTTCCCGTCCGGACAAATTGATGTCTGGCAAGGGAATATCCATACCTTCCATTCCCTCTACCAGCGACAATGCGTACAAATTTGACATACCTGCTAGGATCAACTCAGTCGAGTGTTGATCCCAGAACCCGGCAGTTTCATCTATCCCTCCCGGCTCCGGTGGCAAACTTCCATCCGCAGTGAGAGCGTTGTTTTCGCTGGTGGCCAGCTCGGGAAGAACAGCAGCGCGGGCCTGACCGCACCAGGTGTTCAGCACCTCGGCGTACAGGTCGGCAATACCGGCTTCCACCTCGATGGTCCGGTTCAGGGCCTCACCAGGCAGTGGCCACATCAGCACACCTCCGCGTCGACAACGGGCATGGTCAGCTCACGGCGAATCTGCGCACGTACGGCGCTGCGCAGCGCCTCGGTGCGGCGGCTGTCCACCCCGAGCAGTGCCAGCGCCTCCTCTTCCAGGCCCTCGTCCCATCCGGCGATCAGCCGTGGGATGTCGGCGTCGGCCACTGGTCCCATCACGCGGTGGTAGTCGTGCGGCGCGATGCCCGCCAGCCGCGCCTTCTGGGCGCGGTCGTTGGTGTTCACGCGGCGCTTACCGGCCAGGCCCAGCGCGCGCACGGTCAGCAGGCGCTCGGCCAGCACCATGTCGGCAACGCTGCTGATGCGCGCCGCCGCCTCGGCGTCGTCCTCGGTGCTGGGCTCGCTGCCGGTGGTGTCCTGCTCCTCGTCGGCCTGGTCGTCCTCGCCCGGCGGCAGCGCGGCCGGGGGCTCGGGCCAGTCGATCTCGGCCAGCTCGTCGGTGAGCAGCGGTGCCAGCACCTTGATCAGGCTGGGGTCGGCCACGATGGCATCGCGCGCCCATGCCTGGGCACCTTCCAGGGTCTCCAGGTCGTACCCGTCCTCGTCGGCCAGCCCCAGGTAGCGGCGGTACGCCTCGTGAGTGATAGCGCCCTGTTCCTTGGCGGCGGTGGCCTCGTCGGTCTTGTCGGGGTCGACGGTCAGCCCGCTGGCGTCGTACCAGAGCACGTACCTGTCGGGGTCGATGCCTTCGGCGCGCAGCGTGGCCACCAGCACCTCGCGGTAGATGGCCGCGCACAGCACCTCCATGACGGGCTTGATGTGCAGCTGCACGTCCTCGTCACCGATCTGCCAGGCGCTCCAGTGGTTGCTGTTGCTGCCCAGGCCCAGCAGCCGCTCGGGGCTCACGTCCAGGCCCATGGCCAGGCGCGCAATGGCGTCGTTGCGCGTCTTGATTTCCACCTCGGTGATTTCGTTACCGATCTTGAGGTGGAAAATCTTCTGCAAGTGCTCGCCGGGCACGGTGGCCAGCAGCGGGATGAGCGCCGCCTGGCTGTCCTCGTCATCGACGGCAGCGGCGGCGGTCTGGAACAGCAGGTTGCTCAGCTCGTCGGCTGCGGCCACGCCGTCGACAATGGGCACGGGCGCGCCGGGCTGGTTGTCGGCCACGGGCGCGGTGGCGCGCGGCAGACTCAGCTCCTGCGGCAGGAACACCACGCCGTTACCGATCAGCCGAGACTTGCTGGCGTTGCGGATCTTCTTGGTGGTTCGGATGATTTCGCGCAGGCTGTCCAGGCAGGCGCGCACCGGGCTGTCGGGCTCCTTGGCCCGGCGCGGGCGCGGGTTCCAGACGCGGAACATCACGTCCCGGCCCTTGCTGTATTCGTGGATGGTGCCGTCGGGCAGTTCGATGTCGGTCTTACCCGCGCCCTTGTTCTTGACCTCGTCGTTCGTGACGACGTACCAGTTGTGCCGCACGCTGCCGTCGGGGTTCTTGTCGCCCTGGTCGAGCAGGCAAATGCGGTGCTCGCCCGGCACGGTGAGGCATTCGGCGGCGCGCTTCTGGAGCTGGGCCTGGCCCAGTGGCCCACCGGCCATCGTCTTGACGATTTCCAGGAAGCGCAGGCCATCGGGGTCGTCGTCGCGGATGCCGCCCGTGGGCTTGCCGGTGTCGGGGTCCAGCTCGCTGGCGATCAGCTCGACACGGGAGCAGCTGCTGGCACGCCAACCGACGTAGTAGCGCAGCTCGCCCACCAGGTCCATGCACTCCCAGGCTTCGTTCTGCCAGCTGGTGCGGACGACCGTACCGGCCACTTGCCGAGACGGGGTACGGCCGGGCTCCATGGGCTGGCTGGCAGCGGTCAGCGAGCGCCGCGCCGGGCTGCCCTTTGGGCGGCGGGAGACGCGCAGGGTGGAGGCAGCCATGTGGGCCAGGTTATCGCCTGAGCGTGCTACTGCCCGTCGTCGTCAACAATCTCGATGTCCTCGGTGTCGGCAAACCGGGCACAGACGCCGATCAGGTGGCTCACGGCCAGGGCTACGCCCAGATACTGCGCCACCGGGTTCGTGTGGAAGTACAGCGGCACCCACGCGGTGCCCAGGGCCAGCCACATGCCGACGCACCACGGGCACTGGACGAAGTACATCAGCGTGTTCCAGCGCTGCCAGCGGCGTTCGTACATGTCGGCCCGCGCGGTCTGGCCGTGGGTGCGGGCCTCCACGACGATCAGCTGCGCCTCGCGGGCCTTGCCTGCGATGGCCAGCCGTGGCCGGTCCAGGATGGTGTCGGCGTTGATCAACCGGGTAAGGCGCATGACCGCCAGCGCGTAGACGACCAGCACCAGCACAAACTCTCCGAGGCTCATGCCTGCGATGCTATCAGCAGCGCTGGCACTTACCCGCAAATGTCGGTAGTGTGCCCACCATGCGCATCCTCGGTGTCGACACCAGCCTGACGGGCACTGGCCTGGCCCGTATTGACCTGGCCACCTGGCCGCCGAGCAATCCCCCGCGCAAGGACGACGAGCTGGTGGTGTTCACTGCCGACACCGCCACCGTGGCCGCGCCCGGCCCCACCAAGGACAAGAGCAAGCGCGCGATGTGCCGTCGGGTGAACGCGCTGCTGGAGCAGATCGAATGGTGTTTCACCGACGACGAGCGGCCGGACGCGATGGGGATTGAGGCGCTGGCGTACGGGGCCAAGGGTGCCAGCGCGTGGGTGCTGCCGTGGATCTTCGGCCGGGTGATCGAGCTGGCCGAAAAGTACGACGTACCACTAACCACGGTGTCCACGGCTGGCCGGGCGAAGTTCGCCACCGGCAAGGGCAATGCCGACAAGGAGACCGTGCTGCTGGCCGCTGCCCGCGCGGTACCGGAGGCGGCGGTGACCAACAACAACGAGGCCGACGCGCTGATCGTGGGCGCGGTGGTGTGCCAGCGCCTGGGCCTGCCCATCCTGCCGGTGACGCAGTACCGCCGCGACGTGATCGAAGCCCTGGAGGACTGATGGAACGCCCGTACCGCATCACCCGCGCGCAGTGGGACGCCATGAGCAAGGCCAAGGTGCTGGAGCCCGACGTGGTGTACCTGATCGGTGAGGACACCGTAGTGTGCGCCCGACTCTCCCCCGGCGACGTGGCCACCTTGGACCCGGCACTGGTCACCACGATGGCAGGAGGCACCGATGGACCCGGCACGGAAGGCATGGCTGGCACAGCGCAGCACGCACCGGCAGACGATCAGGATGCAGCGGGCGCGGAAGTTCCGCGTCGAGGTGCCGGTATTGCTGGCGGAATTGTGCTCGCAGCCGCAGGCGTGGGGCTTGGCTATTTGGCAGTACGTGGAGGGGTTCGCCTGCGAGCGTGGTGCTGCTGATCTGGTCGACCGCCTGGCGGTGGTGTTCGTCGGCGGGCTGGACGCCGCCAAGGCTGCCGACCAGGCATGGTTCACCGACTACATCAGCCCCGGCATGGTCCTGATCTGCTTTGAGGTCGACACCTAGAACTGTTTGCCGATGTGGCGGCGCATCCACGCGGGCGGCGCGGTGGGCGTCCGGTTGACCGGCGCAGCCACCTGCATCTGTGCCCCGGCCATCTCCATCAGGATGTCGTGCACGATGATGGCCGCAGCTACCCGGTCGGGCTGGTGCTGGCCCATCTGCCAGTCGCACGCCTGCTCCTCGAACACGGCCAGGCTGCCCTCCACGGTGCGGCACCGGCCGGTCTCCAGCGACTGGCTCAGCCCGCCCGCGCGGGCCACGGCGTCGGCCTTGTTCGCGCCACGCCAGGGCTTGATCTGGAACGGCGGGATGTCGGTCAGGGCGCGCTGCTCCACGGGCGTCAGCAGTGCGCCGCTCTTGCGCTTGGCGACCGCCTCGTTGTGGATCGCGGTGTACGCCTGGCGCACCACGCGCACGTACGTCTTGGCGGCGGTGTAGCCCTCCACAGCGATCACGCGGGCACCCTGCTCCAGCGCCAGCAGCACGCCCTCGCGCGCCCACTGATCCGACGTGAACATGCCGGAGCGATCGTGCGTGAGCGCCACCTTGGCCATCCCGTCGTGGTACAGCGCGCCGCACACGATGCCCGTTTCGTCGCCCTCGCCGCTGTCGGCCGGGTCGATGCCGACCACGCTGGCGGCGGGGTAGGTGGGCGGCTGCGGGAGCCGGGGATCGAACCACGCGCGCTGGAAGATGCCACCGGCAGGGTTGCGCGGACTGCCCTGATAGAGCGCGTACCAGGTGCGCTCGCCCACCTGCTTGCGCGTCTGGGCGAAGTTGCGCTTGGCCTCGTCCGTGTCACGCGCGGACACCATGGGCGTGCCGTACGGCCGTTTCAGGGCGTCAGGAATGCCCTCCTCGGCAATGGCGGGGATGTTCAGGTGTCGCCAGGTGCGCTCGTCGGGCTCCAGCAACTTCTCACCGGCCAGCACCTTGCCCGCCAAGTCCTCGGGGTGCCAGCGGGTCTGAATGAGGATGATGCTGGCGTCCGGCGCGAGACGGGTAAGCGCCACCGAGCTGAACCACAGCTCGACGTTCGCGCGGTGCGTGGCGCTGTCGGCCTCCATCATGTTCTTGAACGGGTCGTCAATGATCAGCAGGTCAGCAGGCATACCGGTGATGGTCGCGCCGATGCCTGCGGCCAGCAGCCCGCCAGCGCCGCCCTCCACCGACCAGAAGCTGATCTTGTTCGCGCCCTGGGCCAGCCGGAGGCCGATCTTGTCCTCCACGGCCAGGCCGGTCAGCGGGTCGGTGATGCCCGCGCCGTGGGTGCTGATGACCTCGCGGGCGGTGCGGCTGTGCATGTCGGCCAGGGGCTGGGCGTAGGTGGCCAGGATGATGCGCCGGTTGGGGTTCAGCTGGAGCGCGCGCAGCGGTGCCCATACCGAGCACAACGAACTCTTGCCCTCCTGCGGCGGCATGGACACCGACAGGTTGATCTTCCGGTGGCTGTTCAGCACCCGTTCGATGGACGTGCTGATCATGGCCAGCGCCGGGGTGATGCGGTAGCCCGGCGTCACGGCTGCGGCCATCTCGGCGGGATGTCGGTACTTGGTGCGCACCGTGGCCCGCGTTTCGGCGGCACGCAGTGACCGCAGCATGGCGGCGCGCTGCTCGGGTGGCCAGTTCTTGGTCTCCTCGAAGATGGTCTCGGCCTTGGCACTGTCGAACGTGCCGTCGCCGGTCCACACGTCAACGGTGGGGTCACCGCTGCCGTTCTCGGGGAACTCCAGTTCTGGCTGCTTAGCCATCGGCATCCATGGACATGAACGCCGCCAGCACGCGCTCCAGCTCGTCGGGATGGCCCTTGAGCACCGCCACCTTGCCCGGCTCCGGCGCGATGACGGCACCGGCCACCACCAGGGCGCTCGGGTAGGCGTCGGCCAGGCGGCGGCTGGCGGTGAGCCGACCCTTCACCCACGACGGGTTCTGCTCGCGCCCCAGGGCCTTGCTGCGCTTCTTGCGCCAGCCCTCGGCGGCGTCGTGGTCGAGCAGGCCCAGCATCACGGCATAACCAGCGGCAGCGGCAGCGTCGATGAACCGACGGTTGGCCAGCCGCGCGCCCTCGGCCAGCAGCACGTCGTACGGCTGCGTCTGAATCCAGGGCACCGCCTTGTCGATGATGCTGCTGGCCAGCGCGTCGGTGCCGCTGAACGCGCCGCGCTGCTTGCCAATTTCGGCAGCCACCACCGCGCCGGTCACACGGTCTACGAGCTGGTCGTGCGGCACGGTGTGCTCGTCCCACGGTGCGCGCACCAGGCCCTTGGTCAGGGCAGCCATCAGGGTCGACTTGCCCGAGCCGGGCTGGCCCACCAGGTAGATCATCCGAGGCGTCATGCCCGCCAGGATAGCCTATTGCCCGCCCTAGTCGGGCAAGTCAGTATCGGGGACGCGACTGTTCCTGGAGCCGCTTACTGCCGGACATGCCGCGCCAGTCGTTCATGGCGTCACGTGGCCCGTACTCGCGCAGCTTGCTGTCGTCGTCACCCATGCGCTGCGGAAAGCCCGTCTCGCCACGGGCCAGCCGGTCGGCCATCTCCTTCTCGCGCTCGGTGCGCTTGCGCCGCCCGTATGCCGCCTCCTCGGCCGCGACCCGGCAGGTTTTCATCCCGCGCAGCGCGTAGTACACGCAGCTGATGCGATAGCCCTCCTTGGCCTTCACCCGCGTGATCGGGGTGACGCCGTGCACCAGCCGGTAGCCCTCGAAGAACGTCACGCTGCCGTCGCCGCACGGGACCACCACGTCGTACTCCGGCAAGTGCAGATGCCCGCCACGGGTGCCCCGGCGCAGCACCGGCATGGCCGACCACACCGGGAAGTTGAACCCGTCGCGGTGGTAGGGCAGCTGTGCGGTGTCGTTCACGACGCCGCTGGTCCACAGCTTGGCCTCGCCCAGACGCCAGTCGTGCAGCACGCTGGCTAACTGATCAGAACCACGTTTCACCAGCTCAGGGTCAATGGCGCCGAGCCCGGCAGCAAATTGGTCGGCGTAGCTTTCCAGCACCTGCTCGATTTGCGGGTAGTCGCGCCCCAGGGCGGTGATGCTGCACGCCTCGCGCCAGACAATGGGCCTGCGGGGCGCGTAGCCGAACGTACGGCTCCGGCCGTTGGCAGTGGTGGCGCTGCCCCCGGTGTCGATGGCCAGCAGCGCCCGGCGCAGCAGGGCGGCGTTCTCCAGCCGCAGGTATCCCAGGATGGGCTCGCGGGTGTCGGCGTCGTGCAGCACGGTGCCGGGCTTGAGGTCGCTGGGGGCGCGCTCGGGCACCATGTCGCCCACGCAGGCGGTGGCCTGCTCGGGCGTGGCCACCCTGGGAACGTAGACGCGGGTCAGCTCAGTCGTCGTCATCTGTGAACCCCGCCGGGTCTTCGGCCAGCAGCTCGTCGGCGGCACGGGCCACCGCGCCCTCGTCGGCCGGTGGTTCCTCGGAATAGAAATTACCGACCAGCCACAGAACAGCGTCGGTGTTGGTGTCCACGTCGTGCTCTGAACGGAACCGCTCCAGCCGCTGCTGGAGCCAGACGAACTGCGGGATGGGCAGCGTGAGCACCACCATGCGCGTGCTGCCGGGGTCACCGGCTGGCTCACCGCCCGTGTCGGCGCTGTCACCGCTGGTGTCGTCGCTGCCGGTCGAACCCTTGTCGTCCTTGGCGAAGGGGTCGCCCATGGGCGGCAGGTCGGCGCGTTCCTCCAGGATCGCGTTCAGGTCGTCCAGGTCGGCGTCGGTGAAGCCCAGGCCCTCCACGTCGCCGTCGAACCCGGCCACCAGCTCGGCCAGCTCAGCCTCATCGAACCCGCCCAGGCGTCCGGTCTGGTTGTCGGCCACCACGATGCGCTCGGCCATGTCGTCGTCCACGTCGACCCAGAACACCAGGATCTTCTGCCAGCGCTTGTCGGCGGGCTCGGCTGCGGCCAGGTCGCGGAAGGCCATCAGCGTGTGGTTACCGGCCAGCACCTCGGCCGGACGGCCCGTGTAGGTGCCGACGTTGGCCGTGATGGGCTTGTACTGCGTGTGCCGCCGCAGGCTGGACATGATCGCGGGCACGTCGCCCTTGCGCGGGTTGCGGTGGAAGAGACTGAGCTGGGACGGGGCAACGGCGGTCGTCTTGCCCACGGTAGAAGTCGAGGCCAT